GAATTTAAAGGAACAAAAGGAGAATGGAAAGCAAATAACTTAATGCATAATTGGGTTGTTTGCTATGAAAAAAATGGTGATGAGTTAGTTCTTGATATACGAGATAACAAACATAACGCTAAACTAATAGCAGCAGCACCAGATTTGTTGGAAGCATTGCAATCAATGACTTTTATATTTGAAAGTTTAGCAGACAAACTACCTTCAAGAGTTGAAGATTTTAATTGTTATCAAGATGCTAAACAAGCAATCAATAAAGCATTAGGATTATGATATACAAAATGAAACACATCCCAACTGGCTTATATTTCCAGCCACACAAACATAGAGGCAGTCATTTATCAAAAAATGGAAAGATATATCAAACTAATACAAACGGAGTAGAAACAGGTAATTATGGACACAAATCTTTCACGGTTTGTTGTGAAAAGAATAGTCAAGTTCATAAAATGACAATTAACAAGCTTGACTGGAGTGATGGATGGAGTTATAATCAACTGAAGGCAAACACAAATTTCTCAGACTGGGAAAGGGAATACTTAACTGAGCAATCATGACCCACCAAACATTCAAGACTCACTTCGAGCGCACAATGATCAATAAAGACTTTGAATCATTTAAGAAGTCGCATCCAACATTACTAAAAGCCATCATGAATGCAATGGAGGATGCATGTGATCAAGCATATAATAAGGGCAGGAGTGATCACGAGACAGTAATGTTTGACTTCATATCGAAATGGAACGGAGGCACCAACTCAAGATTTGGAAAAGCAATACACGACAAATTCAATCAAATAAATTATAAGCATGACAGAAAAAGATAATCAAATAGCAGAAGCCAAAAGACTACTAGAAAAAATGCCATTAGACATGGCAATAACCGTGTGTGAAGAAGTTGGAGGTAAACTTCCAAACATAAATGAAACACCTCCGATACATAGAAAATCAGAAAGGCATTACATGCAGTTCTGGCGTTATGGAGTAGTATCTGAGCTTAAGAAACTAGCCCATATAAAAAGCGATCTAGAATCACTAAAAGACAAGGTGTTAAAGGAATATGAAAACGGAAATGTAGTCGTATATGGACCGTTAGGATTCACTATATTGGATATTGACAGTCTTATAAACCAACCGATTGATGGATTGCTTTACGATCTAAATAGAAACGAGTCAACAATACTTTTGTTCATAGAGGATTTTAAATGGATAAACGACTTTGCTATGATGAAGGTATTGCAAAAAATCAAGAAAGACTTCTACACCATCGACGACATTGAACGCGCAGTAAACCACTGGTCCATGACGACAGTAGAAAAGGAAAACATAATTAAATTTTTAGAGAAATGAGTAAAAACGCCAACAAACCAGCCTTCGCAGCAGCCGCTGTGGACGGACAGAATAACTACTTGAGTGTTGGACTAACCAAGCGCGAGTATATTGCGACAGCAATAACCAAGGAGTTGTCACATGACTTCGAAAACATAGACGCTATGATTGACACAGCTATTGAAATAACTGACAAACTATTAGAAAAACTAGAGGTATGAAAATCACCCCACAAGAACAAGTATCAAGACTGGAATATATCTGCGGAAACACTCAGGAAGCAATTAATTTCGTTGAAAAAGACTTACAAGAAGAGATGACAGAAAGTCAGAGAGAATACATGAATGAAGTACTAACAGAATTAAAAAGAAGATTATGAAATACTTTTGGCATTTTATACACATTTTGCAAATACTATTTAGCATTACAATGTGTGTGCTGTTTCCATATTGGATCAGCGAAGGATATTTAAGCGATCCATATCCAATTATTGGAGCATTCATCGGATCATATGGTGGATTTATCGGAGGAGTGATTTGGTATTACAGAAACTTTAAACACATCCAATGATTATAGCAGCAGCCATACTCATACTAGTCTCTGCTGTATTCGAAGCAGTGATGGACTTCCTTCAGTTTAAATACACTGGTAGAAGTCAGTTCTGGAATCCAGAATTAAGCTGGATGAATAAATGGGACTACTCAACAATACCACGAAAAGAACGATTCCCACTATCATCCACAGTACTTGTATTTCTGACTGACGGCTGGCATCTAATGAAGTGGTGCAGAAATAGATGCTTGGATGTAGCCATGTTTTTAGTCGCGATTGGACTGACTGATTTCTGGATGGCATTCTGGATTACAATTACCATCAGATCGGCTTATGGAATTATTTTTGAATTTGTTTTTCGAAAACTCAAATAGTGTCGCATTTATTGACTATATTTGCGACAACAGTACCTAATACGGTTCTCGTTGGAACACCGCACCCGATTAGGTCTTTTCACGTGTAAAGGAAATTGGTTGCTGCAGCACCTGAAGAAATTCATAACTGCTCTGCCATATAACTTATGACGAACCCCCATGTAAGACTATTGACGAATAGAAACTGCATGGGTTTTTTATGCTAAATACTTTTTACAAAACATGCATAAATTGTAAATAATATTTGTACATGAAAACTGAAACATGTATAAAAAGCAAATTATTTTATACTTTTCTGCGAGATTATCGCAAAATCTCGAAGCATTTATACAAATTATTTTATGTATATAAGTCGCAAGTATCAAAAAATAACTATATTTGCCAAAACTAAATTTAATTAAAATGATACCAAAGCACGTATATCTTGACGGAGACGGTCAAGACAAACTAAAGGCTGGCATTAAGAAATTGTCAGGAGCAGTCAAATCAACCCTTGGTCCATTCGGCAGGAATGTAATCATGGAGTCAGAAAATCATGTAGGCGGTACGACAATCACAAAAGACGGTGTGTCAGTAGCCAAGAATATCAACCTGTATGACCCAGTAGAAAATCTTGCTGTAACAATCGTAAAAGAGGCCGCAAACCGAACTGCATCAGTAGCAGGCGACGGAACCAGTACTTCGATAGTACTTACAGAGGCACTTCTAGACGAGGCTGAAAAAATGATTGACGACAAAACAAACGTCACAGAAGTCATCCGTCATATGAATGACATCAAAGAGGACGTGATCAAATACCTCAGCAAAAAATCAAAAAAAGTTACAGATCGTAACCTGTTGGATGTAGCAACAATATCCTCAAACAATGACCCAGTACTTGGGAAGCTTATTGCCGACATGTTCAAGAAAGTAAAAGTTGTAACAGTTGAGGATTCAAAAACTCCAACAACCCACACAGACGTTATCGAAGGGCTTAAGTTTGATCGCGGGTATTCATCCGTTGCAATGATCACCAACGAAGAAATGGAAACATGTGAGTTAATCAATCCATTCATCCTACTTACAGACATGGAGATCAACAATCTTTCTCACATGGAAAAGATACTTGTTCCAATCATGCAAGCAGACAGGTCTTTACTTATCATCGGACGCATGTCTCCAGCAGCAATCAACACATTCAATTTAAATATCAAGAAAGGCAACATCAAAGGATGCCATGTCGAGCCGCCAAATCACGGATACAGACAAAAAGAAATGATGCGCGATTTAGAGGCTGCATTCGACGCTAAATTCTATTCTGAAGAGATAGGAGATGGATTACATTTAATCACGTCAGAAGGGCTAGGAAATGCCGCAAAAGCGATTATATCAAAAGACAGAACAGTTCTATATCGCAAGGACGGACAAGATGATGAAAAATTGCAACACAGACTTGAAGAATTAAGAAGCAAACTTACTGGAGAACTTTCATTATTCGAAAAGAAAGACATCACTGACCGAATTTCAAATATCGACGGTGGAGTTGGTATCATCTACGTTGGAGCCAATTCTCCAGTAGAAGCAAAAGAAAAGAAAGATCGAGCAGACGATGCAGTTCGCGCAGTATCTGCAGCGATGGAAGACGGAATCATTGCTGGAGGCGGTGTCTCACTATTCAACGCAGCATCTATTATTCCAGTTGATCATTTCGAGCAGAACAAAGATCTATATGCAGCGCGTGAGATCATGTCTCATGCATTAATGACTCCATTCAAGCAGATAATTATAAATGCAGGTCAAGATCCAAGAGTGATCATGGATGAGATTGAATTCAAAGCAGAAGAAGGATACGGCAAAAATCTTAAGACTGGAAAGTTTGGGAACATGATTAAAATGGGAGTAACAGACCCAACTCTCGTGACTAAATCAGCACTTAACAATGCAGTATCAGTTGCTACAACAATCATTTCTTCAAGTGCAATAATCACAAATATGAGAGCAGATGAAAGCGTTAAATGATTTTATAATTATCAACAAGGTAATCGAGGAGCATAAAACTTCTGGAGGATTACTTTTAACTGCTGAAGACACGAAAGAATTACGGTACCAGAGGGGTACTGTAATTTCTTTTGGACCACTAGTCAAATCAGCTAGAGAAGGTGTTGATATTTACTACGACAAGGTTAATGCCTTTGACGTTAGAATGGACGGGGAATTATTTACAATGATCAGAGAGCGCGATTTAATAGCGGTGTGTGAATGAATTGGTCAAAGGTAAATAAATCTACCAGCAAGCCACTAATGTGGTGGTATCACAAATTTATGTGCGAACACGGATACAATATCGGAAATCTAAAAATGTACTACAAGCATCTGAATATCATGTGCAACAAGTATGGCATTAACTTGTACGGGGATCATATACCGTACTAGTTGGAACACGTTGTTTTCGAACTTCTTCATTAAACTTTAAAATCCCCATGGCAAGAATCTTATCTGAGTAGGTTTCCCTTCTGAAGATAGGATTTTTTGCTGGGATTATACAAATCTCTTCTTGGAAATTTAAATTCTTGTACATCTCAGTTAGCATATATCTGCATTTACGAGTAACTTCATAAAGTCTATGTTCACCACCCATTTTATCTCGGTACAAATGAATCCATCCGCCCTCTCTTAATTTCAAGAATCTTTTTCGGTCCCATCCAAAGAAGTTTCCATACTCAACAAACTTGTAGTAGTTAAAAAGTCCTTCAGAATATAAAAACAGCAGCATATCAAGCTCTGGCTCACGAAGTTTATTTCGTCTACATACAGTCCGTCTAATAATTCTCCAATACTTCAGCACATCAAGACTTGGCTCACGTCTGTAATAATGCTTTCTAACTATCTGTACTTCGTACTTCTTTTTCTTAACTCTTCTTGCCATTTTCAATTATTTGTACAAATTTCGTAAATTTGCAGGTAAATAGCAATTAGTATGAAAAATAAAGTTAGATATTCAGAAGTTACTGGCATTGGTAAAATGATAGAAGTAAAAAAAGCTAGAGAAAAAGCAAAAGAAATGGATGAGGCCTTATTGGAAGCTAAAGCAATGAAGATCAAAAGAAAGTAATGAGAAAAGTTAATACCAGACTAGCAAAGTTAGTTAGAGGTGTAATTCATCCAGTAACAGCTGATGATAAAATACCTGCTGAAATACTTGCGTCTGGAGACACTGCTATTGATAAATATGTGGGAGTTGATGCAGATGGTAATCCAGTATGGAAAACAGTAACTGGAGCTACTGGATCATCAAATGGCTATTATCCTCAAGGTTGGTAAAATAAACGATAAATTATGAGTAGTATTTCAAATACATTTGGTAATGAATTAGCATTACACTTATTTAACAATTCAGACATTGCTAATATAGGCGATGTTTCTGGATTACAAAATTCAGCAACTGTAGGTGACTTTTTTGTTGCACTACATACTGCTGATGCAGGAGATGCAGGAGATGCAACTACAAATGAGGCAGCATACGACGGATATGCTAGAGTTGCTGTTCCTAGAAGTGGAGCAGGATGGACAGTTGCACTTCGTAATATAAAAAATACGGCAGATGTTATTTTTCCGTCAAGAACTCTTGCAGGAACTGAAACACTTACACATTGGTCAATTGTAAAGGAATCAGCAGGAGTATCCGTGATTTTATTTAAAGGTTCTCTTGTTGATCCTATTATTGTCACATTAAACATAGCACCAAGAATTACAGCTAACTCACTTCAAATAAACGTATAATGGCATTACAGGATTAGATTCGATATATGCTGCCAAAGCAGCAGGTAAATCAAATAAAGGATTATTTCAGAAAACAACAGTCAACGGAGCTGCTTCCGCTGCAGGTAGATGGCATGAGTTTTTTACAGCAAATGGTATTCCAACAGCAGGGGCATTTAGTGGTTCAGCAGGTGTTGCAACAGTTATGAATGGATCAACACAAGGGGCATTAAATGTTGGAACAGCTTCTGTAACTCCAGATGTTCGTCATGCTACAGCTTTAAAGATTCAATCTCCAACAGCAACACTTGTTCCTACTACATTTTACCTTGTAGATTTCTTATTATATTATCCATCGTTAGTTGTTACAGGCACTCCTACAGTATTAAATAATGCAGCAACACTTCCGAGATATACAAATGGTAATAATGTATTTCCAATTATTACTGTTCAAACAGCATTAGGTGCTGCTTCTCCAGCGCTTACATTTACATATACAGATGATGGTGGGACAGGAAGTAATGTTGGTTTAGCAATGACATCTCCTGCCAATTCAGCCCCTGTATCTACATTGTTTTTAAACAATGGTAATCCATTCTTACCATTAGCAGGGACAGACAAAGGAGTTCGTAAAATTGATTCATATACATTAGCATCTGGAACAACAGGAACCGTAGCTGTTTGTTTAGTAAAAGTTTTAGCAGAGATTGATATTTATGCTATCAATACAGGAAATTTAATTGATTTTTTAACTGGATCTGACATCTTACCTGTTATTGAGGATAATGCTTGTTTGGGGCTTATTGGAGTAACTGGTGGAGCGATGGTTTCGTCAAGTGTATTTAGTGGAACATTATCAAATATTTGGGGATAATGATACTCGTAAACGGAAAAGAAGATTTTATTTCAGAAGAAGTTAATAATGGCTCTGTAATTGAATTTGAAGATGGAAGATCTTTTAAAATTTACTCTACAGAGGAAGTTTCAGAGCTAATTGATGTACTTATTAAAATAAAAGACAATAATAATTTACAATGATTAGAGGATCTATAATTAATTCTCAAAGAATTAAGGGAGGTATTGGTGTTGGAGGTAGTGGAGTTAGTATGCGATTTAAGTTAAATCGCATAAATCCAAGTGTTGCGTTACAATCAATACCTCAAGTTTCTTCTATTACATCTTTTCCAAATGGATATAGACTACCCAAAGCGATATTATTTCCATTAGAAAATGGTGAAATTGCAGGCTACTCTTATTCCGCATTTGATACTTCATGTAGTATTATAGGATTTGGATACATTGAAAGTTCTATTACAGTAACATTTACCGTTAGTTGTTCTGCTCAGTTATTAGCTGACATGTTTGGATCAACAACAGTAACATTTAGTACTCTATGTGAAGTTATTGGATATGGTTATATTCAAGGTACAGCAAATATTTCAGCATTACCTTCTGCAGCAGATATTGCAGGTGAGGTATTTGCTACTAAACTAGAAGGTGAATATTCTATGCGAGATATTATGAAATTAATGAGTGCTGTTTCATTTGGAAAATCAACTATTGTAGATTTAGGAGGAGGTATAGCAACTGTAACATTCAGAGATATTAATGATACGGTTGATAGAGTTGAAGCAGATATGACAAGTTCAGAAAGAACAAACGTTACTAAAAACCTAAGTTAAAAATAAATCACTAACTTTGTATTTCAATGCAAATCAGGTTAATTAAAAAGCAAGTTGGGCTGGGTGATGCTGTAGAATCTGTATTAAAAATGACAGGTATCCATCAGTTGACCAATCTGATCGTAAATGGAGACACAAAAATACCTTGTGTGCCATGTATGGAAAGAAAAGAAAAGTTAAATAAGTAATTATGGCATTAGGCAAGACAGCACAGTTCTATAGAGATAATCCAGATTCCCGCAAGAAGCATCAGGAGACATCAAAAAAGGCAGCTGCAAAACCAGAAGCCATTAAGAAACGTACTGAGGCAAATGCAGCAAGAAAGAAGTTAGGTATTCCAAAAGGAAGTCCAATTGATGCAAGCCATAATAAAGACGGAACAATTGTTAAAGAACATCGCAAAACCAACAGGGGTCGCGGGGGATCAAAAAAGTGTTAAACTATGAACTACAACGACATACTAACAGCTAGAGCTGGATCAAAAGTAATCAATGATGCCACAGAATATGAAGGCACAATCTACAGAATCCAAGTATTGGAAGATACTGTATTTGCATCATTAAAGGTTGCTGGAGTGGACGTGAAATCAACATACATTTCAACACCAGCCACAGCAGTAAAAGCAGGAGCTATAATCACTCCAGTAGATATTAATAAGCCATTCTCGGCAGTTGATTTAACTAGCGGATCTATCTGCATAACTCTCGGATAATATGACTGCTCTTAGTGTTATAGAACTATTAAAAAAACATAATCTGTTAGGATTTGTTGTTATTGCTGCATTCTATTTTAATACAAGGATGAATTCCTTTGAAGATAGACTAGCAGCATGTCAAGGAGAATTGATTTTAACATACAAGAGCATGTCATCATCGGTTGATGTAAATGAAGATATTATGTATCGCGATATGCAATACGCAGTACTTCCAAATGATCCAGTAGGAAAAATAAAATGGGGTTAAGAAAAGTTATAAGTGATACATTAAAGCCGAAAGGCAGATATGAGCTGAAAAGAATGGCAGCAATATCTGCATTTTTTGCTGCATTAATGTATGCATTCATTCCTATATTCAAGCCAGAATTTATAGTTCTTGAATTTGTTTTCTGGGGATTTGTAACATATTCAGCATCTGCAATTGGCCTTAGTGTTTGGAATAAAAAAATCGACAAAGAATGAAATTTATAATCTACATGTTATTCGTAATATTAGCCGCCAGCTGTGATACAGCAAAGCAAGCAATCAAGCATCACAACAAAGCTGAAGCTCTTGGATATGTTTATAAGTGCGATCCAGTAACGGTAACATTAAGAGATACTATCAAAGGCAAAGATGGCAAGGATTCTATTGTAGAGGTTTTAGTGGAAGTGCCATGTCCAAAAGTCGAGCCACCTAAAACAAAGTGGGAGATTCGTCACATGGCAAAAGCTGAACGAGATAGTTTTGAACACGCTGAGAAGATGCTTAAACTAAAGAATAAGTTATTAGAGGATAGTCTTGCTGGATTATTGAAAATCAAGAAAGTCGAAAAGAAAATAGTCAACTCTGACAACAACGCTAAAAAGAAAATTGAGAAGCCATTTCCTTGGGGCGTATTCTTGGTTATTGTCGGCCTATTAATCATACTTATTTTATACTTAATCTACAAATTCAAAAAATAATGAGCTACGACTTTTTAAAGAATGAGACTGCGCCACAGATATTAGTACAGGCAGTGAAGATGATTGGCGTAAAAGAAATTGCTGGATATAAACATAATCCAGAGATATTAAGATGGGCCAAAGTAACTGGACTTGATAACGTATATAAGGCTGACGAAGTTCCTTGGTGCGGATTAGCTATTGCATACGCAGCTCACATGGCAAAAGTTGATTACCCAAAACAACCATTATGGGCATTAAACTGGGCTAAATACGGAACAGAAGTAAGCGAGCCAATGCTTGGAGATATCCTTACATTTAAACGCGATGGTGGAGGTCATGTAGGTATTTATGTAGGAGAAGATAAAGATTGTTATCACGTCCTTGGAGGAAATCAAGGAAACATGATGTGTGTCACTAGAATACTTAAATCAAGACTTTATAAGGCAAGACGAACAGCATGGAAAGTATCTCAGCCAGCAAGTGTTCGGAAGATAGAATTAAGCGCAAAAGGAGAAATAAGCAAAAACGAAGCATAAAATGATTGAAGACGGAGTAAAATTTTTAGGTGTTGACGCGTCAGTACCTACACCAGAGAACAGATCATCCCAATCGAATGGGTTGTCATCAATGGTAACGATTGAAGAGATTGCAGAGAAAGTTGGAGCTATCAACGGTGGCGGTTCTGAATACACCGAAACAATAGTAAACATTTCATCTGCTGAGATATTTAATAGCACAACAACAGCTATTGAATTACTACCAGCATTAACTGACAATAATAAGTATTATGATATTCAAAAAATTATTTTTGAGTATCAGGGTGGAGATACTGAATTTTCATATGACGGTAGTTATTGGAATATTCAGATTAGAGATAATGACATATTGTTTTTACTGAAACCTGAAATTTTAACTACAACAGATAAGAAGTATGCCATTTATACTCCTTCATTAAATAGAAATGCTGACTCTGGAAGCATTTTTGTCCTTAGCGATTTTTCAATCGGTTCATCATTATATATTATAAGTACTACTGATGATGTTATAACACAAGGAAACGGCACATTAAGAGTTAAAATCTACCACAAAACAATCACATTCGGGGCCTAACAACCACACATTAATGAGTAATTAATGTCAGACCCTCAGCGCAATCTGAGGGTTTCTTTTTTTTAACTATATTTGCAGTAACTAAATTAAATCAAAATGAAGAAATTATCAGAAAAGGAATTGAGTGAACTTACTCACTTAACTAAGATGCATTCAGAACTTAGAAACAGAGTATCTGAATTAGCACTAGCTAACTTTCGAGCAGTATCACATCTAGAAAGTATTGACCACCAATTAAATGAGAAGCGATCAGCACTAGCCAAGAAATATGGAGAAGGAGCTTCCATTAATATGGAAACAGGCGAAGTCAATGTTAATTCGTAAGATATCAATAGGCACTGATCCTCTTCACTCGATGAACTTTCAAGTGGGAGGATCAGTTCTTTCTAATTCCCATGAGGTATCTGAGATTAGAAAGACAGATAACGGATTTGATGTTTGGGTGAAAAACAAGGACCAAGAGATCATTAAGTGGAAGTCAATAATCAATATGCCAGTAATGGTTGAACATTATCTAGAATTCTAATGAGATCCCCAAACTGTTTTATAGCCAAACCAAAGGATGGAGATAGATACAGTAATAAAAAAGATGTTGAAGGAGTAGAATTAATCACCTCAGCATCCAAAGAAGACCATCTATCTACACAACGAATAGCTGTGGTATTAAATACTCCAGTTAATTATTCTGGGCCAGTGTCAATTGGCGACGAAATAATCGTGCATCATAATACATTCAGACTTTATAACGACATGAAAGGAAAGGAGCGTAGTTCTTGGTCTTTTATGTTTGGAGATAATTATCTAATCGATCCACTGGAAGCATACGCATACAGATCAGCTGGAGGAGATTGGAATGCAATCGCGCCATTCTGTTTCGTTGAGCCAATTCAAAACGATAATTCAGCATCTACAGTGCATACGGCATCTGAGGAGGCATACCTTTTTGGTATCATGGTTTATCCAAATTCAGATCAATCGGACATAAAGTCAGGAACTAAGATTGGATTTATGCCAGACTCTGAATATGAATTCAATATTGAAGGAAGGAAGTTATATCGAATGAAAACAAATATGATATGTCTGAAAAGCGAACAGAAATACTAGAGGCAGGACTTATTGCTGTAGATGAATTAATCAAGGTACTTAGAGATCCAATTCTTACTGGAGGCTCAGAAGACTTATCTGCTGACAAAATGAAGACTGCTGCAGCTGCAAAAAGACTAGCATTTGAAGATGCAATCGCAATACTTACTAAGATCGAGGACGAACAGCCATCAGCTGATCAGGCAGATATTGCAGCAAAAGCTGCATTAATACCAACATCATTCGCTGAAAACTCAGCCAAAGACCCAAAGAAATAAATGTCACTATACTCCATACTTGATAATGTTTTACCCGCTGGGACCGCCAAAAATAAAGGGTGGGATTATGGATACAACAAAAAACATGATATCATTGTCATATCTAAGGATGGAACCATAGGGGATATTTACGAAATAAACGGACTTAAAATTGCACTTCCATCAAAACCGAAAGACATTCCAAAAGGCATAAATAAATGGGAGCCAGTTGAATATCCGAAAGAACTAGCAAGACTCAAGACTATATTTGATTGGAACGCACAGCCAAACGAATTCAAGGTAAAGTGGGTAGACTTCATTCAAGATGCATTCGAAAAAAGAGACGTTGGAACGTGGTTTATAAACAGAGGCAAGCCAACATACATAACTGGAAGCCATTATATGTATTTGCAGTGGTCCAAGATCGATGTTGGACTACCAGACTTTCGTGAATCAAATAGGATCTTCTGGATCTTCTGGGAAGCATGCAAGGCAGACGACAGATGTTTTGGTATGTGCTATCTTAAGAATAGACGTTCTGGATTCTCATTCATGTCTTCATCCGAAATTGTCAATCAAGGTACATTATCAAAAGATGCAAAACTTGGCATCCTATCTAAGACTGGAGCCGATGCGAAAGAAATGTTTACTGGAAAGGTAGTTCCAATTCAGAGACACTATCCGTTCTTCTTTAAGCCCATACAAGATGGTATGGATAATCCAAAGACTGAGCTTTCATTCCGAATTCCAGCCAAAAAGATTACCAAAAAGAACATGTCTGAGAATGACGTTGATGAGATAGCAGGACTAGACACAACTATCGATTGGCAGAATACAGCAGACAACTCATATGATGGTCAAAAGCTACTCACATTAGTTCACGATGAATCTGGTAAATGGTTGGCACCCAACAACATAAAGAATAACTGGCGTGTAACAAAGACATGTTTACGACTTGGATCTAGAATCATCGGTAAGTGCTTAATGGGATCAACTGTTAATGCACTAGCTAAGGGAGGGCAGAATTTCAAGGATATGTACTATGACTCAAATCCATCTAAAAGAGATAAAAACGGTCAAACAAAAAGCGGACTATACGCTCTATTCATACCAATGGATTATAACTATGAAGGATTCATAGATGAATACGGACATGCAGTCATTGAAGATCCATCGAAGCCAATCATGGGTATCGACGGTAGAATGATCGAGATTGGAGTTGTTACGTACTGGAATAATGAGATCGAAGCATTAAAGTCGGACCCAGATGCATTAAATGAGCAATACAGACAATACCCAAGAACTGAGTCTCACGCGTTCAGAGATGAGTCAAAGGCATCAATCTATAACTTAACAAAGATATATCAGCAGATCGACAGTAATGAAGGTCTAATGCGAGACAGAGTGCTTACACGAGGTTATTTTTCATGGAGAGGAGGAGTACAAGATTCTGAGGTTATATGGACTCCAGATCCAAGAGGTAGATTCCTAGTATCTTGGATTCCGCCAAAAGATATGCAGAATAGGTTTATCATGAAGGAAGGCAAAAAGCATCCAGCAAATGAAGACTTAGGCGCATTTGGATGTGACCCTTATGATATTTCTGGTGTAGTAGGAGGAGGAGGATCGAACGGTGCACTTCATGGACTTACCGCATACAACATGGACCCATCGGTCCCATCTAACTTTTTCTTCCTTGAGTACATTGCACGTCCAGCAACTGCAGAGATATTCTTCGAGGACGTACTTATGGCTTGTCATTTCTACGGCATGCCAATACTTGCAGAAAACAACAAGGCAAGACTTTTGTATCACTTCAAAAACAGAGGATACAGAAAGTATTCAATCAATCGTCCAGACAAGCCGTTAGAAAAGCTATCTCCAACAGAGAAAGAACTCGGTGGTGTACCTAACTCGTCGGAAGACATGATTCAGACTCATGCCGCTGGCATTGGATCGTACATTGAACAGTATGTTGGATATGACACAGAAGGTGAATATAGAAGTCCAGAATTTTGTGGAGAGATGTATTTCAACAAGACTCTAGAAGACTGGGCTAAATTCACTCCATCTAATAGAACCAAGCATGATGCATCCATTTCATCTGGACTTGCAATCATGGCGGTTAGACGACACAGCTTTAGACCTCAAACCAAAAAGTCGAAAATTTCCATTAACTTTGTAAAATACAACAATAATGGTCACAATAGCGAGATAATTAAATGAAGCCAGAAATCATACTAACTCCTCAGTCATTCCCAAGTAGCGACATATCAGAGAGTCAAAAAGATACACCTGAGTTCGGATTACGAATCGGACAAGCTATTCAGCATGAATGGTTTAATAAGGACGGAGGTAGCTGTAGATACTACAGTCAGAGAGCTGAGTTTCACAGATTAAGACTTTACGCTAGAGGAAATCAACCAATAGGCAAATATAAGAAAGAGATGTCCGTTGATGGAGACTTGTCTTATATGAACCTAAACTGGGATGTCGTACCGATCATCCCTAAGTTTGTTGATATTGTTGTAAACGGCATGTCTGAAAGAGGTTACAAAATCAAGGCAACAGCTCAAGATTCAACCTCAGCAGAAAAGAAAAACCTCTTCCAAGATATGGTTGAGGCAGATATGGTTGCTAAGGAATTCTTACTTCAAACTCAACAGCAATTCGGCATAAATGCATTTAATGTAGATCCAAAAGAATTGCCTCAAAGCGATGATGAGATGTCGCTATATATGGAGCTTAAATATAAGCCGTCCATTGAAATTGCAGAAGAAATCGCTCTTGACACCGTACTTGAATTAAATGACTTCAAACTTATACAGTCTCAGATCGACAAAGATCAAGTAGAGATTGGAGTATCTTTCGTAAGTCATGACTTCCAGAAAGGAAATGGAGTTGTTGTGACGTATGAAGATCCAGCTAAAATGGTATGGAGTTATACAGAGAAGCCAGACTTTTCTGATTGCTTCTATTTTGGTAAGGTTGATACAGTCCATTATACAGAACTATTAAAAATCAATCCAGACTTGACTTCAGAGCGATTAGCGGAGTTAAGAGTATATGGGACATCATGGCTTAGTGCATATCCAGAAATAAGTAAGTATCAAGATGATATCTTCTCGAAAGATACCGTTACATTACTTCATTTCAATTATCTTATGGACAAGCGATTTGTCTACAAGAATAAGAAAACTAAGATTGGAGGAAATAAAATAATCAAGAAGGACTCAAGTTTCTCACCAGAGGAAAACGAAAACTTTGAAGTTATTGATATATTGAAGCCAGTTTGGTATACTGGGATCATGGTTGCAGGTACAAATGAAATCCTTAAGTGGGAGATGTCTACCAATATGGTGCGACCTAAATCCCCATCTAATCGACCTCTTCCAAACTTTATCGGATTTGCACCAAGAATGTACAAAGGAAATATCGACTCTTTAGTTAAGAGAATGATTCCTTTTGCCGATAGTATCCAATTGGATCACTTGAAGCTACAACAAATTAAAGCTAGAATTGTTCCTGACGGTGTATTTATTGATGCTGACGGTATTAATGAAGTCGATTTAGGAAGCGGAGCTGCATACAATCCAGAGGACGCATTAAAGTTATATTTTCAGACTGGATCGGTAGTTGGTAGATCTTACACTGAAGAAGGTGGATTTAATAACGGACGCGTACCAATTCAAGAATTAAATAGTAGCGGAGGACAAAGTAAGATACAAGGTCTTATCGCCTCATACGACTTTAACTTGAACATGATTCGCGATGTGACTGGTCTTAATGAAGCGCGTGATGGGTCAATGCCAAATGAGGATTCATTGGTTGGACTTCAGAAGCTTGCCGCATTAAACAGTAATACCGCTACCAAGCATGTACTTGACGGTAGACTAATGACAGTTCGAAGATTGGCATTATGTCTTTCATTAAGGATTGCTGACATACTTGAATACGCGAGCTTTAAAGAACAGTTTGCTATGCAAATAGGCAAATACAACATCGCAATCCTTGAAGACATTAAGAATTTATATCTACATGATTTTGGTATATCTATCGACCTTGAGCCAGATCAAGAACAAAAAGATGCCCTAGAGCGAGATATTCAGATTTCACTTCAAAGAGAGCAGATATTCCTTGAGGATGCAATTGAAATTAGAGGAATCAAGAACATTAAGCTTGCAAACGAGGTATTAAAACTTAAGCGACGACTTAGACAGGAAGACTTAAGAGCACGTGAGGACCAACAAGCAGCTCAACAAGCAGAAATTAATGCACAATCTCAACAAGCAGCTACATCAGCCAAAAAGGAGCAAATCCAAATGGAAGCTGAAGCAAAAATGCAAGTAAAACAAAATGAAGTTGCATTGGATATTCAGCGAATGGGTGCTGAGGTTGAGTACAAGCGTCAATTAATGAAGGAAGAGTTCGATTATAATATGCAACTGAAAGGATTAGAGGTTGAAGGCATAAACAAAAAGGAAAAAGAGAAGGAAGATAGAAAGGATAAGCGAGTGGACTTAGAAGCTACACGTCAGTCTGATTTAATTGAACAGAGACAAAACAATCTTCCAGCAAAGAGCTTTGAAAGCACAAATGACAATTTTGATGCATTCGACTTCTCAGCATTTGGACCTAAGTAATTTTAACAAAAAACACTCGTATTAAACTTTTTGTTAAATTTGTAACAATTTAAATCAAATATAAATGGAAATCAAAGGAGTAAAAGTGACTGATGGAGAGTCTAGATCTGCTGTAGAAGTAGAGAAAGAATTGGTCCAAAAGCACGAAGACGAAATTAAAGCAGACATTCCACCAGTAGTAACAGTTGCAGATCCAGTGATCGACCCAGTTGTGACTAAGGCAGAATTAACTGAAGATGAAGTTCTTTCTTTTATTAAAACAAAAACAAATAGAGAAGTTAAATCTCTTGATGAATTTAATGAACTGTTGAATCAACCAAAGGTAGAAGTGCCAGAGGACGTGGCAGCATTCTTGAAATACAAGGATGAAACAGGACGCGGATGGGATGACTACCAAAAGTTACAACGCGACTTCACAACAGTTGACCCAAAGAAATTAATCAGAGACTTTTATAAGGAATCAGACCCAACCTTATCTGACAAAGAAATTGAATTCAAAATGAAGAAATTCAATTATGATGAGGAAATCGATGATGAGGACGAAGTAATCGAAAAACAACTCGAATTAAAACAAGAGCTTAATAAAGCAACAAAGCATTTTGAGTCTCTAAAGGAACAGTATAAAGCTCCACTTGTGTCAAATGGGGATTTTGTTTCTAAGGAAGACAAAGAAAGCTACGAGGCTTATAAGAAGTATAAAGAATCGAGCCAAGCAAGTGCTAGTGACGTTCAAAAGCGTTCTACTTATTTTGCTGAAAAAACGAACGAAGTATTGTCTGATAATTTTGAAGGTTTCAATTTTACATTAGGCGAAGAAAAAGTTACGTTTAAACCAGCAGATGGTAAGACATTAAGAGAAAAACAGTCCAACGTTGAGAATTTCTTAAATCAATTCGTGGATGAAAATGGCTTAATCAAAGACGCTGAGAAGTATCACAAAACATTAGCAGCAGCTGCTGACATTGACAAGTTTTTTGAGTTTGCTTATAACCAAGGCAAAGCCGCTGGAGTAGCAGACATCTCAAAAGATTCCAAGAACATCGACATGGGAGGAGTTAAATCTCAACCAGAAGGAGTTCGAAAAGATGGAATAACTGTCAGATCAGTAGATGCAGGTAACGAGGCTTCATACAAGATAAAAAGTAAAAAGCAATAATAACCAAACACCTAAACAAAAATGGCAGGTACAATCGGTGGGTCATTCAATTTGACTCCAAGTTCAACAAAGTCAGTATTGCAAAGCAACTACTTGACAAATTTTGACTTTTTAAGTCAATACTTACCAGACACTTACGAGCAAGAATTTGCACGTTATGGAGATCGCTCTATTCCGTCTTTCTTACGTCAAATGTCTGCTGAAATCCCTTCTACATCTGATTTGATCAAATGGACAGAAGAAGGTCGTTTACATACAAAATACACTTCAGTTACATCTGCTGCTGCTATCAATTCTGATACTGCTGTATTTACTGTTGCTGATGCTGGAATCACTGCATGTAACTTCCGCGTAGGTCAAACTGTATTCTTGTCTTCTGCTACTGTAGCAAATAAGGCTATTATCACAGCTGTATCTGGACTTACATTTACAGTTGCTTTCTATGAGGCTGCTGGTCAAGCGTTTGCTTTAGGAGCTACGGTAACTGCATTCGTTTACGGTTCTGAGTTCAAGAAAGGTACAAATGGTATGGACGGGTCTTTAGAGGCTGAAGTTGATATCTTCGAGGTATCTCCAGTTATCATGAAAGACAAGTATGAAATCGCTGCTTCAGACATGGCTCAAATTTCTTGGGTTGAAGTTGAAACAGACGAAGGCATGTCTTACTTGTGGTACTTGAAGTCTAAGTCAGAAACTCGTATGCGTTTCGATGACTACTTGGAAACAGGTATGATTGAAGGTACAGAGGCTGCTACTGGATCTGGAGCGTTAGCTGCTGGATTTAAAGGTACTCAAGGTTTATTCGATTCAATCGAAGACCGTGGTAACACTTGGTCTGGTGGGGTTCCATCAACATTGGCTGATTTCGATACAATTCTTACTCGTCTTGACAAGCAAGGATCTATCCAAGAAAACACATTGTTCTTAGATCGTACATTCTCTTTGAATATCGATGACATGTTAGCTGCTCAAAACGCTTATGGCGCTGGTGGTACGTCTTACGGATTGTTCGACAATGACAAAGACATGGCTCTTAACTTAGGATTCACAGGATTCCGTCGAGGATCTTATGATTTCTATAAGACTGACTGGAAATACTTAAATGATGCAACTCGTCGAGGTGGTATCGTTGGTGGAGCAGTTCATGGAGTAATGGTTCCAGCTGGAACAATGAACGTATACGATCAAGTATTAGGACAACGTGCTGCACGTCCGTTCTTACACGTTCGTTACCGTCAGTCTGAGACTGAATCAAGAAAGTACAAAACATGGATTACAGGATCTGCTGGTGGCGCAAGCAACAGCGACTTGGATGCAATGCAAGTACAATTCTTGTCTGAGAGATGTTTAGTTTCTTTAGGAGCTAATAACTTCTTCTTATTCAAATAAGCATGACTAGAGAGGGGTAGCAATATCCCTCTCTTTTTATTATTTTAATTTTAATCAAATAACAATGAAAACAGAAAACATTTACCTATTGGTATCTGGAAAGACTCCAGCATCCACGATTATTCAATCGAAAGACGTTCCATCACGAAGATTACTCTGGTATGATGAGAAAAAACAAAAAAACCGAAGCTTAAGATATTCATCAAATCAATCATCTATTTTTGTAGATGCTCAGGATGACAATGTAGTATTGGAACCAATCATCATGGAAGATGGTGAATTACGCGTTCCATCAACTAATCACGCACTTATTGAGTTTTTGGAAAAACACCCAGACAATAAAGTGTTGTTTTACAAATGGGACCCAGAAGCTGACGCTGAAGAGAAGATGAACCTTGAGAATTTGATTCTTGATGCTCAATTAGCAGCACGAGAATTATCTATTGATCGCAAGGCAGCAATGCTTCGAATCTTTACAGATCACAACCCAGATAAGATGGATCCAAAAACTATCAACTGGCATGTAAACAACTTAGCCAAAGACATTCCTCGGGAATTCTTGGATGCATTAGATGATCCAGACTTGAATGTGGAAGATTTAGCAGTCCGAGCAATCAAAGATGGTTTTGTTGGTATCAGAAACAATAACAGAGATATCTTCTACAACTTGAAAGATAAGAAGAGTAAGCTCATGACTATCCCATTAAACGAAACAGCTGAAGGAGCGCTATCACTCTGGTTTAAAACAGATGATGGACTCGAATTATATCAATACTTAACTAAGCACTACGAAGAGTAAACAACAGAAGCCCATGCAATTATAAAGCATGGGTTTTTTTATTACCTTTGTATTTCAAAAACATAAAAGGTTTAACTATGGCAAAATTTCTTAAATTCGCTATCGCGCCAAGCGTAGATAGTGGCACAACAGACGGCTCTCCGTCAGGAGCAAATGACTTGATTGATTCTGGTCAGAACTTCTTAACTACAGTAAAGGCAGGCGACTTGGTTCACAATACAACTGACGATGCATGGGACGTAGTTGCAGCGGTTGTTGATAACGACAACTTAACGTTAGTAACTGGAACAGTAGCTACTGCTAAAGCTTACGTTATCTATTCTGGAAACACAGCATTATATGAAGATCAATTGGTATCAGCTGAAAATGTTGTTATCGTAGAGCAAGCAACTCAGTCAACAGCTACAATTGCATACACCGCAGGAGGAACTGGAACTGACATCATTACTGTAACTCACGGTAAATTGTCATCTGCTACTAGCAATGATATGCGTGCAGCAATCCAAAATGCAATCCTTGATTTACACTCTGGAAAAACTAAGCCAGAAGCATTCAAGGTTGTTTCTATCCCAACTGGAGTTGTTGTAACTGGAATCGCAGTAGCATAATCTAGTTTCACAGTCATTTAATCGGGGGTACACATTGTACCCCCTTTTTTATTATCTTTGCATTATGATTAATATTATAAGAAATACAGTCCTATCTATAATCAGTAAAGACAACAACGGATACTTAACTCCAGAAGAGTTCAATCTGTTGTCGCGTCAAGCTCAACTGGAGATATTCACTCAGTACATGTACGATCTGAATAATGCAATTATAAAGCAAAACGCAAGATTAAATGGTGGAAGCGGGTACTCAAATGTCCCAGCACAACTAACTGAAGTTTTAGATAAATTTTTAGTTGAAGATGTTTTAGAATATGATGCTACAACATTGAAGTTCTACATGCCATCAGATAATCCTGCTCAACCAGATGAGCCAGCAGCATATAAGCTTGAAAGGTTGACGTACAATGGATCAAGAGAGATTGAAAAAGTTTCTCATACAAAGGCATTGAATCTAGTTTCTTCCAATCTTACAGCTCCAACATTGCTATTTCCAGTATATACACTAAACGAAAATGGTATATCAGGACAAGCAAGTATTCAAATATACCCCACATCAATTGTAGCTGGAGATGTAACTATTTCATACTTAAGATACCCAAGAGATCCAAAATGGACATACACATCACTGACTGGAGGGGAGGCATTATTTAATCAATCCGCATCTGACTTTCAAGATTTTGAAATTCCAATATCTGACTCTGTAAGACTTATAATACTCATATGTAAATATGCTGGAGTATCAATAAGAGAAGGGGATGTAGTTACTGCAATGGCAAATGATGACGCAATGATTAAACAACAAAAAGCTTAATAGATGGCATTCATATCAGATTACGCGTATTACGACAACTCAGGAGCCTCGCCAGCTAGTGCTAATTGGGGATCATATCAGTATGTATCACTAGATGATATTGTAAATAATTTCATGCTCGTAAACGTAGGCGAAGACAAGCTTATTCATAACGTAAAACGATATGAAGTTGTATTTCATGCAAAACACGCGATACAGGACTTAAATTACAACGCACTAAAGGAAGTTAAGGCGATAGAGTTTATCGTCGGTAGTGACCTTAAAATGATACTTCCTCACGATTATGTGAACTACGTAAGACTTTCATTAGAAACTAATGGAGTGCTTTATGTGATGTCAGAAAACCAGCAAGCTATTTCCGCTACCGCATATACTCAGGATAACAATTTAGATCTTACATTCGATATTAACGGAAACGTAGTTACTGGTCAATCGAAACTTGATATACACAGATTAGCTCAAGAAGTGTATACTGGAGCAGGAATTTATAGCGGGAGTCTTGGATGGAATTGCGATGGAAACTGGTATTTCCCCCACACATTTGGAGGTAGATATGGACTTGATACATCGAAGGCCAATTCAAATCCAACATTCAGAATAAACAGAGCGTCTGGAGTAATTGATTTCGCATCTAATATTTCCGATCAAGTAGTCGTTCTTGAATACATTTCTGATGGAATGAAAAACGGAATTGAGTCAGAGATAAATGTGAATAAGCTTTTTGAAGAATATATGTATGCTTACTTGAAATGGGCACTACTTAGCAATAAACACGGTATTCAAGAGTATGTTGTTAAAAGATGTTCTGATGAAAAAGCGAGGTTAAAAAGAAATGCTAAACTAGCACTCAGCAATATGCATCCATCAAGACTTCTTATGGCTATGAGAGGTAAGGACCAACAATTGAAGTAATATATGTCAGAAGTTAAAAATACATTCGTAGCTGGAGCAATGAATAAAGATCTTGATGACCGATTGGTCCCTCAGGGTTATTATCGCGATGCTCAAAATATAAACGTTGATACTTCGGAAGGAGGTAGTATTGGTGCTGCTCAAAATTCTTTAGGAAATACTATCACTACAGACATAGCTACAATATCAGGAAGATCAGCGACTGGAGCCAGAACAATTGGATCGGTTACTTATGAAGCTGGAGGGCTTATTTATTGGTGCGTAGCTGGAGACTTTTTTGACGGAATATATGAATACAATGAAGAAACTCAAACATCAGTCAGAGTTCTTCAGTCAAACAAAGCTAATGCAAATACTCCAAGCAAACTAAACTTCAACAAAAACTACCCAATAACGGGTATAAATTTCGTGCTAGGGCCAGACAATAATTCATTCCTTTACATAACGGATGACTATAATCCTCCTAGAAGAATAAATATCAAGCGTGCAAAGAGCTATAATATAGATGACGACATGATCGACATCGATATTGACGTGGCATTAAACCCGCCTTTATATGCACCTTACATAAAGTTAGTATCAGACCCAACCACTGAGTCTGATTCAATGGAGAGAAAGTTTTTATACTTCTCATACAGATGGAAGTATGAAGATAATCAGTATAGTTCAATAGCGCCATTTTCTGCAGTAGCATTTGATCCAAGCAATTATTTTTTCGACTATGGAGTTGGAAATAACAAGTCGATGCTTAATAAATACAATTCAGTTGAGATCGAATTCGAAACTGGGAATCAACTTGTAAAGGAAATTCAGCTAATAGTTAGAGACTCGTCTGGTATCAATGTAGGTATAATTGAAACATACTCCAAAGATTCTATCGGCATTTCTGACAATACATCATACAAGGTTGTTTTTAATAACAACAAAATCTACGCATCACTTCCTACAGATCAAGTAACTAGATTGTTTGACAATGTACCATTGCTAGCAAAAGCTCAGGACATAGTAGGGAATAGACTTACTTATGGAAACTATACGCAGTTCAGAAACATAACAAACTCCAACGGAGATGAAATAAAGATTGACTTTACTTTAAACCTAGTAAGTGAATCAGTAACTGTAAGTGAACCGAAACAAACTTGGAAATCTGGTAGAGACTATGAGGCTGGATTGGTGTATCTTGATGAGAAAGGCAGAATGACAACCGTTCTTACATCGATAAATAATACACTATCAATTCCACTTTCAAATACGAATTCTGCCAACACTATAAAATTAAAAATAAATAGTGCACCTCCAAGCTGGGCAACACACTACAGAATATTCATAAAGCAGTCAAAAAGAGGATATTATAACGTATTTCCAGTTCTGTACTACGCATACGGAACATATAGATATTTCTTGATAAATCAATCAGATGTAGATAAATTCAAAACAGGAGACTATATCACATTTAAGAATGATGGATCAGGCCCAGCAACTACATTTAAGAAGTACAAGATATTAGCAGCTGAAAATAGAGTATCTGATTTTATCGGAGGTAATGGCATTACAGAGATTTCAGGATTTTACATTAAGATAAAAGTAAATAGTCAGACTGAATTTCCAGCTGGAGCGCAAGCTGTATACCAGCATAACGAAGCCAATATGGATCCATCTGTAGGAATTCAATTGATAACTGATGGAACAAAATTAGCCGAGCAACCCATACACTACGGCACTGGAGATCCTAATGCCATGACATTATTCAGTAATATATACTACGGAAACAATGATTATAGAGTTTATATAGAAATACAATCACAATCTACATTCAGATATACACTTGACAGAACTTTATCTGGATCATGGGTAGAGGGTAATGCTATAGTAGCTGGGCCTATAACTATTCAATTTTTGGATGCGATATTCTTTATTCAATTTGACATATCATCTACATTAACCATAGGTGACAGATGGGTAGTTAACTTAAGAACAAATCCATCGCTTACTCAATACACAAATTATTATGGAGGATTAGGAACTACAGGACTCATAAATCAAGGTATAGCTAGGGCTGGATCAATAGTAACTTCAGAATGGGTAGATTCATCCACTGGAGATAAGCCTATACAAACAGGAGCAACAATTAGAATTACTTGTATAGATGATGCTGGAGGTCAACCATATACAAATACGCAATCCTTTTCTTCTGATGCTACTTATGTAAATATCGAAGAATGGTTTAACGAGTCTGGAGCTTGGCAAGAATTTGTTTCATATAATGCACAGGGAACAGCTGTGTACTCTCAACCAGTAAACTTTAGAAGAGGCATATACTTTAATGATGATTCTGGAGGGTTTTTAAGAAGAACAGTAAAGCAAAATAGCGGATTCAATAATGACCTAACAACTACATTATCATCTCCAGTCCATATGATTATAATGGGATACGGAGCCGTGTCTAATAATGGTGGATATGTACATAGAGTAGAGTACAAGCTGGAGATTTATCAAACAGACGAGCAAATTGCTTTCGAAACCATACCATCTGAGTCTAGTGATGAAATATTTCACGAGCTTCACGAGACGTATCCAATCAAAAATGGCAATCACTTAGTAATGTGGGATTATGACGACTATCAATTTGCCGCTGGAAACAAGACAAGGCTAACTCAGCTTGACAAGAGAAGACCCCATTATTACAATGTTGGTGATGAAATATCTGTGGTTTCGGATAATACTTTATTAATGCCATCAGGTAATTATACAATCTTAGCTATTGAAGATAGATATTCAGTTATACTAGATTTTACATTCCCAACTTCTGGACCAGTTACTGGAGGAAAAATAAAGTATCAGATATCAGACGAGCAAGATCAAACATCATCCTTCACTCCAGCTATTATTGAAATAAATAAGCCATATTCTGATAATTCAGATTTCAATGCTTGGACATTTGGAAATGGACTTGAATCTGACAGAATATATGATGACTTTAATCAATCAACACTTGATTTTAGCGTTAGAGCATCATCAACTATCGATAACTACAAACAAGTAAGAAGCGATGCAAGCCTTTGTCATAGTGAGATATACAATGAAAATTCTCAATACAACAGACTTAATGAGTTCAATTTAAGTAATGCTAATTTCAAATACTTGGATAGAGAGTTTGGGTCTATACAAAAACTTTTCGCTAGAGATACCGATCTAATTGTTTTACAAGAAAACAAGATCAGTAAGGTTCTTTATGGTAAGAATATACTATCAGATTCGATTGGAGGCGGACAAGTATCTTCAGTAAAAGAAGTATTTGGAACTCAGATAGCATTTAGCGGGGAATGGGGTATATCAAGGAATCCAGAATCTTTCTCTACATGGGGAACTGATTCATTCTTTACAGATGCAAGAAGAGGAGTCGTACTGCAATTATCTGGTGATAGTGTATCTGAAATATCTTCTTTTGGAATGAGCGACTATTTTAGAGACATAATGAAGGACAATCCTTTAACTCAAAAGATAGGAGCTTATGATCCGCATAATCATAAATACATACTAGGATTCAACGATCAAAGAGGTATTCCTTGTAACTTATCAATAAGCAGAAATTTACTGAAGGTGCCTAGTAATTCATTGGGGTATAATTTATTCTCAATAAATTCTGATTCGCCTTGGACAATTACATTGCAAGATGAAGGATTTGGTACTAACTGGGTTGATGATTTTCCATCTTCTGGATTTGGAAGTCAGGTGATTAATGGGTCCGTATCCACAAATACTACATTCTCAAATAGAAGAGTTACTTTTGTAATTGCTTATTGTGATGGAATGACGGAAACATTCATTCTTGAGCAATCAAAGGGTAGAAAAGGTAAGATAATTTTAGCTGTATTTAACAAACAAGATAGATAATGAAATTAAATCAATCATTCACAGTTGACGGAGGAACACAATATTCTATAGATGATATAGATACAAGTGATTTCGGTGTAGCTTTATTCGATATGAAATCAGGCATAGGCGGTGTGGATTACATGCCAGCTGATGGAGACGAAGTGCTTATGATAACAGGATATGCTGGACTATCTCCAAAAGGTAATTTATCTTTTGAGCCATCAATGAATGACAAGGCGTATTATCTAGTCTCTAACATTGAATACACATCTGCAGACAAGGATACAATAATATCACTAGCTACAGAGGTGCCATTATCATATGCAGTGGTAGATTTTGTTGGCAGATACCAAGGATCGTTCATCTTTAATAATCCATATAATCATGAATATTTATATTTGATATGGGATTACAACGATAATTTAGATGAAGGATCAATATCATACGCTGGAAACGCTACAAACAGAGTTGTATCAGCTGATTTAACTACAGATATCGGAAGTGCAGGTATTGACTATGTAATTCCAAATGTTCCAGTAAGGATTCAGATAAAATGGAACGGAAACATCGTAACAGATACTAAATACGTTGGTTTAAACAGCAATGCTAATTACACAAATCTAATAGCAGCTGGAATTGATCCAGATGATATAGGACTGGTATATCCATATGACGGATTAGTTAATAATGGAACTGGCTCATCTATATTTAGAAAACACATATCGCTTCAAGATGCTGATGTAATTATATCTGCACCATTAAGCAGCTCTGTTTTCTTTATAGAACAGAGAGATACCAATATGAGAAGAGTCTATACCGACAATACTTCTGGCACAAGATCAAATGTATGCTCTCAAATACCAAATGACATGGTGTTTCATGACGGGTCAACTACTCTTCCTATAAACGGGGACAGAATTTACACAGACGGAACAGGATCTGCTGTTTTTAATGGCGATAATGCTTACCACTTAATAAGCGAAACATCTTTAGGCGCAGCTCCCGTGAGTGGAGGCACTTGGTATCTAATATCAAAGGATGGATATGTATTACAACATGGCAGTTGCGATTGCGATCAGTATGCATCACCTCTTATTTTTCAAGAAGATTTATTTTTAACAAAAAACACTGCGGTTGATATTGAAATCCAATCGACAGGCACTCCAACTGAATTCACAGTCATAACTGATTGCGATGAATACAACCTAACTGGAGGTACAAGCGGATCAATATTCACAATTACCACGTGCGATGGAGTTGCAAAGAATGTGACTATAAATAGAAACTTGAATGCCAATTACCAGTCAACATCTACTCCAGTATTAATTGGAGGAAATGGCACTTTTTCATTAACTGGCCCATCTACATATAGATCACTTCCATTAGGACTTGCTATTTCCAATGGTAGAATACAAGGTACCCCTCAAGATACATGTAGTTATTCATTAACACTTACGGCTACGAATTGTTTTGGAACTGGAGATCCTAAAACAATTGCAATATCAGTTGAGACAGGAATTCAACTAACTCCATTTTTAATTGATACAGAGAACTTTGGAGATACAGGAGATGACGCATGCGCGTTAAGCCCTATTTACACTGTTCTGTATCATAACGGTATTGGTAGAGTTCCAGATACTGGCGATCATGTATTCAAGGATGATAAAGGAGCTGAACCATTAATGGGAGGTGATAGATGGTATAATATCGATCCATCTTCATATAGCATAAAAGTAAATCATGTAGGAAAAGTCTGCTCTAAGAATGAATGTCCTTCTAGCACAACCACTACGACTACTACAACATCAACAACCACTACAACTACATTACCAACAGGAGACTGGTTTAATGCTGAGATGTGTACGAATACAGACATAACTGCTGTTTTGTTCGATGTAACTGCTGGAACAATAACAGTTGGTGATATTGTAAAAACAACAGATGGTAACTGCTGGGAGATATTAAGTACAACTACTGGATCATATCCTTACAAGTCTATAGAAAATCCAGTGGGGACATATACCGATTGTGCTGATTGCGTCGGAGCAACTACTACCACAACTACCACAACTACCACAACAGCAGCTCCAATTACATCGTTTACGATACTTAACACTCCATATCCTTCATCATATGAAGCATGTGCAGGAGGAACGCCAGCAACAACTGTTTATCATAATGGGGCAGGTGCAGAGCCAGCAATTGGAGATTTTGTATTTACTGACGCTGGAGGAACAATTACTTTTGACGGAGGAGCATCTTGGTATAAAACATCTGGAGGGTTATCAATTCAAATATCAAGACTTACTGGTCAGGTATTGAATTCGATTGGTTGCTCAACAACGACAACGACAACGACAACGACAATACCAACGTTCTACTATTCAGCACTTGAATGTGGGTCAGCTGGTCCTGCAGTTAAGTTGAGTCAACTATCATTTGATGAATTAGCAGCTGGAGTAGTTGTGAAAGCTGCAAATGGAACTTGCTATACAATTCAATCCACAACAACTGGGCCAGCTATAAGCAATATTCTATTTACCTATGAGAACTGTGTTGATTGTCAAGGAGTAACTACTACCACAACTACGACTACGACTACGACCAGCACGACAACAACAAGCACGACAACAACAACTACTACCACGGCAGTTCCGTTGATCAAAGTATTAGTTAGATTTGGAACAGATACCACAGTATGTTCTGGAACAATATTGGAACAGTGGATTGACGGAGCATTAGGAGTAAGTGGTAATAATATCTATAAAAATGCTGACGGATCAATTACTTCTGATGCTGGGTATTATAAGTTGCTTAATTCATCTATTGCGTATGAATGGAATGGAACCGATTGGACCGAAGTAGACAATGTAACATGCAGTTAAAATTTATAAACGCTCAACCTGCTACCGATTATTACGCGTGGCAGGTTGAGGTTGCAATTACTCAATTCATCAGGCTTGGATATAATCCAGAAGATATTCATGTGATTGGAGGATACACAGATTCAGTTCCTGATAGCTGGGTTAAGTTGCAGAAAAAGTTTGATAATGTTAAAATCTTAACATATAAGCATGATCTTGTTAATTTAGAATATCAACCAGCAATCCAATCGGCACTGCTTAAAATGCATTGGGATGCTCATCCATACTTAAGGGATTGCGCGATATTTTTCCATGACGCAGATTTTGTATTGACCAAGCATTTTAATTTTGATCCATTCCTAGATGACGACACTTGGCATTTTTCTGATACGATATCATACATCGGTGCCGACTACATAAAAAGCAAGAGTCCTTTAGTTCTTGATATAATGTGCCATACAGTAGGGATCAACAAGTCTACCGTCGAATCAAACCAGCAAAACTCTGGTGGTGCACAGAAATTAATGAAGAATGTAAATAGTGCTTACTGGGAGGATGTATTTCATAATTCCATAAATCTATACGACGTATTAAAAAAAGTGTCTCACATCAAACAAGAAGGGGATGAATACGGTATACAGGTGTGGACTGCTAGTATGTGGGCTGAACTATGGACCGCATGGAAGTGCGGGTACAAAATAAACGTACCTAAAGAATTTGATTTTGCATGGGCGACATGCAATTCAAAGAAATGGGATTCATTGGCATTCTTCCATAACGCTGGAGTTCCCAATTCTAGTTCTGGAATGTTCTTTAAGGCTCAATACATAGACAAGTATCCATTCAGTGAAGTGCTTGATTTAGACAAGAATAGATGCTCTAGTAGGTACTTTGATCTAATCAAATCAATAGATAGTTGTTTAATTTAGTATCTTTGCATTATGTCTGAAGTAACAGTTTCATATTCACCTCAAAGTTCTGGATGGACTTCATTCTGGTCCTATAAGCCAGACTGGATGATCGGTATGAATAATTCTTTCTATACTTGGAAAGAAGGTAGTCTGTATAAGCATGATACTAATTCGGCTAGAAATAGATTCTATGGTTCTGATAATGAGTCATCTATAACTACAATACTAAATCAAGATCCAACTACAAGCAAGATGTTTAAAACATTATATCTTGATAGTAATGTATCTTGGGATGCACAAGTGAATACAGATTTAAATGCTGGGGAGATTGTTTCTTCTTCTTTCAACGAGAAGGAAGGAATGTGGTACGGCTACATTAGAAGAAATGATGGAGACCTTGATCACAGAGCAATATCAACGCAAGGGATTGGAGAAGTAGATTCATTTGCATCAAACATATTAACATTTAGTTTTAGACTAAATACATCAGTAAGTCAGGGGGATTCCTTATACAAGGTAGTGGGCGGAGCATTAACTTTAATTGGTGTAGTTGCATCGCATAACACAACAACCATAACACTCGTGTCGACGATATCCGCCCCTTCCTCTGGCGACTTAATTGTATATGTAAAAGATAGTGTTGCTGAGTCATATGGAACTCGCGGAGACTTTTTAACGGTTACACTTACCAATGCTTCAGCCAATAATGTAGAAATATTTGAAGTTGGAGCTAGCGTTTTTAAATCTTTTCCTTGATAATTAAGTAAAAATAACTATCTTTGCTAAATATAACTCAGCAAGAAAATGATAGGAGCAATTATAGGCGGACTTTCTGCAGTGGCATCTGGCATCTCAGCCATAAAGAACATGAATGATGCGAAGAGAGCAGATGAGTCAGCAAAGAATTTCACAAATAAATTAATGAATCTTCAAGAACAGAACGCTTACAAGGGCCTTCAAGTTCCAGACATTCAAAAATTACAGCAAGACTATATAAACAGATCGCAAACTCAAAGTGTTGATGCCCTTCAATCTGGAGGTGCTGAAGCAGTACTTGGGGGTGTACCAATGGTAAACCAAAACGCTATCGATGCTGGAGCAAAAGCTACGCAAGATCAAGCTATATTGATGAGTGAAAGAGATCAGCAAATAGCTCAGTCACAACAAGGAATCAATGAAAGACAAGCTCTAAGACAAGGAGAGGTGTTAGCGTCACAAGCTACTGGTGCTGGTTTATCTGCTGCAAATTCAAGAACAAATGCAAACAATGCAGTTACTGGAATGTTCTCAAGTCTTGGAGGTGTAGCTACTGATGTTATGGATAATGAGAATTATGAGAGATGGTTAGCTGAACAACAAAATAAGAAAGTGTAATGCCAGAATATTACGGATATACGCCAACGAAGGCGATAGATTGGTCTAGCATCGGCAAAGGACTGTCTGATACTTTTAGCGATATAAAAGTAAATAGGGAGGCACGCGCTGCAAAAAATGAAGAGATTTATCAATCAGCTAAGAAATCAGTAGATAGTTTAGATACAATGAAAACTCAGTCTCTTGAGTCATTTGTTGGTTCAAGTGCTGATGAGGTTCGAAATAACCTACTTCAAGCCAATAAAGATTTAAAGGCAGGTAGAATTCATCCAAGAGACTATAGAAATCTAGTAAACAATATCAATTCCTCTTGGGGTACATTTGCAACTACAGCCAAAACTCTTGATGAAAGAGTAATGTCGGCTATGCAAAGACAACAAACAGGAGAAGATGGAACTCCTCCGCCAGCTTCTACATTTGAGATGTTCAATATGAAGCAAGCTTTGTCAATGAAAGATCTTGCTAATAAAAAAGTAAAAGTAAGTGGTAACGGAGATTTGATTATGTATGATCAAAATGATCCATCCAATGAAATAAACTTGCGAACTATTGGTAACATTGAAGAGCTGGTTGATAACAGAGTTAATGTAAACAAAGCAGTCCAAGCAAATGTTGAAAACTGGAGTGAGTATATTCGTCAAAATGTTACTGGTGGAGGTAGAGAAAAAATGATTGAAGACTTAACTCAGAGTCCTTATTTCAAAGAGACTGAGTACGACTTAATTAATTCAATCGCCAATCCAAATAATCCAAGAGCGATTACATCAATCTTACTTGACAACTCTGATAACGGATATGTATTATTCAAGAGTGAAGGGGAAAAGAACGGACTTATTGTTGATGCGATTAGACGAAAAGAATCTATCGACGGTAAGGAGATGTCTGAGGATGATAGAAAGAAATATGCAGAGGAATATCTGAATAACAAAATGATTAAAGTAGCTACTGATGAGAATGGAAATTCACAGCCAGTCGTTACTGATAAAATGATCAAGGAAGCTCAAGATGTAGTTAAAGGTCAGATTAGATTGCAATTGAAGAATTCAATGACTGAATCTAGAGGATTTGCTCCACAAAGCTATGGTGGATCTGGAGGAGGATCTGGAGCTGATAATGGTACAAATGATTATGCTGGGTACGAAGTAATCTATTCATCTTGGACTACTGGCAACATGGATAAGTTAAATGCTGCAAACCCAGATTATGAATTCAAAAGAGTTAGCCCTACTGAGATTGAGATATATAAACGAAAAGGCATTAATGTCAAAGGAGAGATTGTAGACCAACCAAAGAAAATAGCTAAAGTAACAAACGCTAGAGACTTGGCTCCATATATATTTGGGGAAGGTGGTACTAAAGGAGCTAATGCATCATACCAAATGTTTGATGATCAGAAGAAAGCATTCAATGCTGCAGGAAAGGGAAGTAAAGGAAATAATAACGATCCATTAGGATTAGGAATTTAATATAATAAGTTATGCCAGTTGATTATAAAGAATTTGCGAAGACAATAAAGGCTAAATATCCACAGTACAAAGATGCTGACGACTTGACTCTAGCTAAGAAGATGGTCGAAAAATTTCCAGAATACAAGGATAAGGTAACATTTGAGCCAGTAAAAAAAAAAGAAAAGTCGGAATCGGATTCTCAATCTGGGGCAAGTACTTCTTCTTCGGTTACGCCAAGCAAACAAATGCCTTCGCCTTCGGGTTCATCTGCTCAAGGATATGACCCAAACAAGAACCTATTAAAGGCAGATCAAATAGCTCCAAAGCAGGAGTCAGTTTCGCGGACACAGGTATTTACTGGATATCCAACAAAAGAAAAGAATGAATACCGAGTTCAAGATGGTATTTGGCAAAGAAGACAGCCGAACGAATCTGGATGGCAGAATGTATTAAATGAAGGATCAGTAAATGCCCTAAACAAGCAATTCAACCAAAAAGTTGCTTACAGTTCAGCTAAAGAAAAGTATATTGGGGTAACTTCAAGTAAGAAAGAAGTTATGGATAGCAAGCTTACCGCTATAAACTCAAAACTTATTGATAAGGCAGAGGATGAAGTTGTTCCTAAAATGAAGTCTTTATTTCCAGACTTTGATTTTGCTACAAGCGGAACACTTACTGATGAAATGAAGGTAATAGCACCGAATGGTAAGACGCACACTGTTTCACTGGATAATTTCACATACGATTCAGATAAGAATGAAGCTGTATTATTGCGTGAATTCTTAAGAGCAAATTCAAACGATGAGTTAAATGCAGCTCAAAAAGAATTGAATGAAGCTCAAAAAGAAGCGGCTGTATTCGATATTCCATTATTCCAACCAAGAATAACGTTGGGTGAAGGTGATGAAAGAATTATCACAAACCCAGAAGATATAAAGCAAGCTCCAAAAGCTGAAGGTAATATAATGTCTGCAAATGTAAGGTTAGATGCAGCTACGAAAGCCTATGCGAAAGAAACCGTACAGGCATTTGAAGATGTAATGGACCGACAAGTACAGGCTGGAAAAACATCTGGCAAACTAGATGATGAGGAAGCAAGAGCAGCCTATGCAGTCCTAAATCATGATTGGAAAACTGTTAAGGCTTACAATGACTTTTCAGCAGACATGAAGTCATCTGCCGATGAACTTACAAAGCAATTTACTGATTTTTCAACTTGGGTAGATGGAATAAATGCCAGAGTGAAGAATGGTGAAATTTCTAAAGAGCAGTATGAAAGTGAGTATCTTCCACAGATGCAATCTGGACAAGAAGCCTTGAGAGCTAAGGCGGTTGAGATCGATGCTGACATAAAGACATCAAACAATATGTACACATCAATCGAAAGGTCTTCTGCTGAAAACTTGGTGATACAAGAATCTAGAGGATCAATTGGTGGCGGTATTGCATACAATTTCACGAAAGGACTTACAGATATTGCTAGGCTGGCTTCTATGGGAGCTGTATCAAAAGATGCTCAAGAGGATATTGTTAGATCAATCGTAGGTCAAGGAACTACTGCTGAATATATGTCTTCAGATAAGAGAAACGACTTAACTAAAGTATTATTTAGTTTGTCTCAAACTCTTGGGCAAGCAGCTACTGGAGGTGTTCTTGGTGGGGGCGCTTCAGCTGCGAGTAAGGCAGCATCATTCGCCCCATTCTACGCTGGTAGTTACTATGAAATGAGAGATCAGTTTGATAGCCCAGAGTTTGCTGATGTATCAGATGCTCAGAAAATATTGTTTTCATCTCTTTATGGAACCGCATCAGCTGTACTTGAGAAATATGGTTTAACGAAATCCATAGCAAAGACACCTATGGGTCAAGGACTGACTAATAGAATATTAAATTCAGCTATTAAAGGACTTCCAAAAGATGCTACTGAAACACAAGTGAGAGATGCTATTGAGAATAGCGTTATAAATAAGCTAAAGGAAGCTGGAGTCAGAACGGTGAGTGCTGCCGTAATAGAAGGATCAACTGAAGCAGCTCAATCAGCTACTCAAATAACATTAAAGGAAACTTTTGATTTACTAAATGATAATAATTATTTTGATAACGGTACTGGTTGGGACATTGCTAAGCAAATCGCAACTGAAGCATACTTAGGTGCGATTGGCGGGGGAATGATGAGCGTGGCTTCTAGCGGAACTAGAATCATGGCTGATGGAATAAATAAATCGCTGAATAAAGGTCAGATGGAAATGCTTGATGCTATCTCTAAGTTAGATGGTATGGATGCTGCATTTGATGCTCATTTAAAGAGTAAGGTTATTAGCGGTGAAATAACTCCAGCAGAGGCTTCAGAAATGAATAAATCATTCCGAGAAGTTAAGGCAAACATGGATAAAATCCCAACTGACATCTCAATCGAAAAGAAATCAGAAGCGTTCGATTTAATGATTGAAAGATCTAAGATTGAAAAAGAGATTGAAGGCAAGGAGGATAACTTAGTTGTTGGTCAAAAGGAAAGAATTAAAGAAATCAATCTTTCATTACAAGAATTAAGTACTGCTAAAGCGGAACCAATAGAAGCTAACGACCAAGTTGACGTGCAAATTAACGACCAAGTTGTGGTTGATAAGCCAGTCATTGCAAAAAATGCAACTGTTGAGGTAGAAAGATTAAAAACATTAGCTCCAGAAGTTGAGGATGGCGCTACATTAAATCTAGACGGATCTAAATATGAAGGAGTTGGATTAGTGGTACCAGTTGATAGTATCAATACAACTACTGAAGAAATTACTCCAGAAATGATTGCTGACTTTGTTGAGTCACGTCAAGAAATGATTGGAGATGCTGGAGTAGTAAAAGCTGGAGTATATAAATTCCCAAATAGTAATCAGGTATCTATCGATTTGTCAGTAGTCGTTCCAGAAACATCAAGAGAACAAGCAATTGAATTCGGGAAGTTGGCTGATCAAGAGTCCTTATTTGACTTAGGTACATTTGAAAATGTGAAAACTGGGGGGACTGGATTAAATCCAATGAAATTTACTCCAGAGCAACATAGAGAAATTGCGACTGCATTAAAAGAAGGAAGAGTTCCAAATGTATTTGGTTCACAATCACAAGCTGTAGAGCAAAACGAACTCACACTTGATAATTATTCAGACGTTGAGAAATCAATTGTAACGAACGATAAGGATGGTAGAGCTACGAATATAGCAAAAGCAGCTAGAGCTGTGCTTAAATCTCTTCCTAGTGCAAAAATATACCTACATAATACCACTGAAGAATATCGAGATGCAATCGCGAAGGCAGAAGGATCAGATCGTGAGCAGGTGGATATCGATGAGAATGGGGACCAGCAGTCAAACGGTACATACTTAAATGGAGGAATTCATATAGACATGTCTAGAGCTGATGCGTCAACAGTATTCCACGAAGCATTTCATCATGCAGTTGTTACTACAGAAATGAAGAAAGAACTGATGCGTGACTGGGTGGATGGACTGAAGAAAATTGTATCAGATAAAGATCTTATTGCAAAGCTTGAAGGTTTTGAGTCCAGATACGATGGGGATGTGGATTCCGATAAGGCTGAAGAATTTCTTGCCGAACTAAATGCAATACTAGCTGAAGCAAAGACTGAATTAACAACTACTAAGCTGCAACAATTTAAGCAGTTAGTAAATTCTATTGCTAAAAAGTTAGGGCTTCCTGCTGTGTTTAAGGATTCAGATACTGCTCAAGAGGTTTTGAATTTTATGAACGACATGGCTAAAAACATGCGTCAAGGGAAGGAGATAAAAACTACTTCTGTAGTTGGAGATATTGCTTCTCGTAAAAAACGTATGTCTGAGCCAGTTGCTGGGAATAAATTATTCAGCGAGCCTCTTAAGGATGCATCTGTAATTGCAGAAAGATATTCAGAGAAATCTGGTATTGAGTATGTCGATCCAGCGAAAATCTCAAAACTTGATGAAAGCAATTCAAAAGCAATTGCTGCTGAGTACGACAAAATGAAAAATGATCCTACTGATCCAGAAGTGAAAGCTGCGTATGACGCAATGATTAGTGAGACAATCGATCAATATGAAGAGATCATTAAGGATGGATATGTAATCGAAGTGAATAACAACGAGCCATACTCTAGTTCTGAAGAGATGATAAAAGATCTTCGTGATAATAAGCGAATGAAAATATTCTCTACTGAGTCTGGATTTGGAGATGATCCAATTACTGATGAGCAGAGAGCAGAAAACCCATTACTTCAAAGAACTAAGTATTCAGATTCGAATGGAGTTCCATTACTAGCGAATGATATATTTAGATTTGTGCATGACTTCTTTGGTCACGCTAAATTTGGAAATGGATTTGGTCCAGTTGGGGAGGAAAATGCTTGGAGAATTCATTCAGTTATGTATTCTGAATTAGCCAGAAGAGCTGTTACTTCTGAAACGAGAGGTCAAAATAGCTGGGTTAATTTTAGTGGGGTGAATGACGCTGCATTTAAACTGCGTGATAAAGCCAGAGAGTTACGTAAGCAAGGTAAAATTAATGAAGCAAATGAAATGGTTGGTCAAGTTTATGATCAAATGCAATTTGCTGAACAGAAGGTTGGATTAATGCCAGAGTGGGTATCAGAAACTGGGCCTCGTAAAAAACAAAAGTCAGGTAAGAAGCCACTTCAAAAAGCAATCGATAAGTCATTCGCGAAGTCTACTAAAAAAGTAGTTATAAATGAGCGTGTTGCACTTAGAGATCAAATAAAATCAGAAGTGAAAGCTGCGCGTACAGCTGGCCTTGATAAGGTAAGAAAATTCAGAGCGATTGCTGGTGCAGTAAATGCAATGAAGCGTAATGGATCGATCACTTCGAAGCAAGCAATCACTATTGTAAACAAGCTTGCAAAAGTTAATTTAGATAGTCCAGTAGCTACGCAGAAATTCATAGATTACGCATCGAAAGTATTCGATAATGCTGATTACAAACAGCAATTGTCTGATGCATTTAAGATTCAACGACAAATTAAAAACAAGTTAAAAAATGGTCAAGCATCAACTATTGCAGCAGCTAAGGCTTTTGCGTCAATCGATCCACTTCTTGTGGATGACTTTAGTGAATACATGGAGTACGCGAACAGAGTGTATTCAGCTGTACGCTCATCTCGTACCACTAATTCAGCGGTAGAATTAAAGTCTGCTATGGATATCCAAGCGATTAGTGAATATACTGACGCTATGATTGAAGTACAGAATGAAAAAAGAAAGGAAGAAATTCTTGCAGTATACCAAGAACTAGTAGATGCTGGAGTTATATCTGAAGACATGTCTTTGAAAGATATTCAATCAGTAATAAATTCACTTAAGGACCCGTCCAATAAAGACATCCAAGAGGAAAGTATTCGTGCATTCATCAATGGAAGAATTGAATTATTAAATAATGATATCCAGTTCATCCTTAAGAATAGCATTGATCCATCTGGAGATAATTTAGAGATCACTCCAAGACAGCGAGAACTTATTTCGAAACTGATTAAAATAGATGCGTCAAAACTTTCTATAAAAGAAGCGATTAGACTTGTTGAATTCATGGATAACTTCACAGCTAATGGAGTAGTTGATGGGATTGAGGAGGTTAGTTCTATTTACGAAGGTAAAGAAGGCGCTGCTAGAATTAAGAAAGAAGGAATTGTAGCTAGGTCTTTGAAGACACTTAATGGAAAATTGAGTGGGTCCAAAACAAAAGCTTACGGAGGTGCTATTTGGGCGCAACAGATGATGACATTTGTTACTCTGAATGACATGATGTTCAAGGGTGTTCGTAGAGCTGGGAAGGTTCTTACTGAGATGGGATTTTATGCCTTTTCCAATGGTGCCAATAAGGCGAATAATACTTGGAATAAGATTGTAAATGAATATTCTGACACATTCACTAAGCTAAAACCTAATGGAGAAAAATTTAACACAGCTAAAAATATCTATGAGCGCGGGATGTATGCGTTCATTAATAGAACTGTAGCTGGTACTGAGGCTCAACAAAAAGAAGAGCTAGCAAGAAAGGTTGGATTGCTTAAGGAAAGTATCTCAAGACTTAAAAAGAAAGGGGATTTGAAGCAGCAGAAAATGGCTGACATCTACCAAGAGCTATTTGATAAGCTTGGTCTTGATGAAAACAATCTTATCATTTCTGATATTGAGTCTAGAATCGATCCAATAAATAAGGATGCTGTAAACTGGTGGATTGATGAATGGGGTAAGCACTACTCTGACCTTGCTGATGTAAGTTCAAGCGTGTATAATACCATTCTTGGTAAAGATGTAAACTATACCCCAGATGCATTCTCAAAGATTACATCTACGGCTGACAATATTGAACAGATACTTGAGGATAATGGCGGAGCTTTTGCTGCATCACTTAACTACGTGTACGATAAAAAAGCTGGAGCATTAATGGAATCTAAGAAGTTATCTGGAATGGATATCGATAGATTCGTTAATCTAGACTTTGATGCTGTCAACTCTCGTGCGGTTAAATCAGCACTGATTGATATTAACACTGCTGCAGCTACAAGACAGATTCAAGGATTTCTTTCTTCCGATGAATGGAGCGAAATCATTCCAAGTAAAGAAGACAGAGACTTGTATGAAGCAAAGCTAAAATCATACATTTTCAGATCAAGAAACAAAATGGCTGGATCAGCTGACAAAGATTCGACACTTGCGACTATTGAACGTATTACTAGAACAATGGGTCTATTGGGTACAACTAAAGCATTAGGTGGGGTTCTTCAGTCAATCAAGCAAACTGTACCAGTTATGATCAATACTGCAATCAATACTGGAGAAACAATGAGAATCTTGACTCCATTTAAGGACAAAGATATTCATGACTGGATTGATAGAAGTGGTATGGCTATTTCGAATCGTGGAGCTGAATCAAGAACAAATATAGAGGCGGCTCATGATGTATTGGAAAAAGCATTTGAAGGGTCTGCAGTTGGACGGGCTACTGAAGAAACATGGAAAGCTATTGAAAAGGCAAATACAATGTGGCTTAAAGTGTTTCTTGCTAATCCAGATGTATGGGTAGCTCGAAGCGCATTCATTTCTTACTATAAGCAGGACTTGAAAAGACAAGGAATTGATGCTAGCAATATTGATTGGACAAATCACGAGATGAATACTGAGTCGGCAAACTATGCTCAACACATGGTTGATCGCCAACAGAACGTATCTGATACGAATCTTGGAGGTGAATTATTCACAAATGAAAACTTCTATGCAAAAATGCTTAAGAATATTTTATTCCCATTTGCATCGTTTGCTATAAACCAGAAGTCGAGAATGTATTCAGATGTCGCGACACTCACTTCAACTGATGGTTCATATGAGGATAAAGTAACAGCGATGAGATCTCTTGGAGGGGTAATAACTGAAATGCTTGCCTACCAATCATTAGGATTGTATATTAGATATGCTATTTTAATGGCGGTCAGAGAGGCACTTACTGGATATGAGCCAGATGAAGAAGAGAAAGATAAATGGTTTGATAATCAAGCAAAATATGCATCAAGACAAACAATAGTCGATCTTGCATCTCCAGCTCCAATTGCTGATTACTGGGTAATTGAGGCTGTGAATAAGATGATCGAAGCGGTATCTAATCCATCTGATTCTACAATCCAAGACGCGGTGAATGTTGAGAATGAAGCAAGAATGCTTAAAGGTGAGGACCCGCTTGAAGGATATAAAAAGGATGAATGGATTGCTAACTGGAAGAAAGAACAGATTAAAGACAAGCAGTTCTTAAATGATTCAGATATGTCATTCGGTACGCTTGGAATTATTGGCGATAAGGCTGGAAAACTTCTTGATATGATTGAAGTTGCTAATACTGGAGTACTTAACTATGAGTTTGCAGGACAGAAGCAAGAAAAATTCATCATGGAAAAAGATCGTGAAGCAGTTAAAACAATGATTCCATACATGGCGCTATATGTGGCTGGATTCGCACCTAAAGAGGTGGAAGATGCATCGAGATATGTGATAGCTGACACTAAGAAAATGGGTGTTTCAATGAAAAAGGGAGTTACTTATCAAGAAATTGTAGATTACAATAAAGGGAAAGAAGTTGATAAAATTCAAGCATTCTTGATTGATAAGATGAGAGGTACCGACGACATGAAGGCATCAGAAAGAATTATTGAGGAGATCGACTGGATCAATGAGAAAGGTGGGCTTGCAAATGATAAGCAGATGGATAAGTATATCGAAATCTACGAAAGAGATGGTAGCGTTGGAGCTACCGACATGGAGAAAATACAGAAGTTAAAGTAAAGCAAAAGCCCAGACCGAGATCTGGGCTTTCTATTACATAAGCATGTAATGAAGCGATTAAGTCGTCACATCATTTAAATCAGATTCTTTCTCAACCCGTCGACTGGTGCCTGAACCGATGCTTATGCAGTCTTACATAGACAACATCAAGTAAATAAATATTTTGTTGATCATTTCAGTTATCGAATATGTGATATGCACACCAAATAACGAAAGTGCAGTAAACACTGTCCAAACTGTTAATTTGAATCTCAATGTTTCAGTCTTGTCGTGGATGATTATCGCTGTAAGCGTGATCCACAATAGTATAAAAGCCCACATTAGTTAAAGAAATAAGTTTTTAAATGCTTTCTGTCTGAATACATATCAACATTCTGAAGCACAAATCCGCTGCGTCCCTTCTTAAAGTTTGTTTGGACCCACTCAGATGATGGACTGAACGCTGGAAAGTTAAAATAATCAAATTCATCGGACGTGCACATGTCAAATAAACACTGATGTGAGTCTCCCTTACTAAATTCTATGTACTTACACGCACGCAATTCACTATTGTGACGAATGTACTGAGAAATCTTTTCAACTGATCTAGGATCGAGCTGCGGCTTAAATCCGAACTTCAAGTTGCGAGAGTCCTTTCCATGAGAAATAATGAACCCGTGATCGCCAATGATGTAGAAGTTGATAAACTTTTTATGATTAATCACAGTCACGTTTGGAAACTTGCAGTCAACAATCGCTTTGAATGCTGAGTTCAGAATGTAGCCAAAAGCGCCAGCATGATTATCTTCACAGATATTATTGCATGTAATGTGCTTGAAATGAGGAGCTAATTTCTCGATCATGTACAGTTTTGCTCGAAGTCCATTATCAAACGCTTCTTCATTGGTCATATTCTGTGGCAAGTGATGTCCTTTTCGAGTTGTTTCACCGTCCCATCCATCAAGATAATCACCAAGTTCATCAATGATTAACGTGTTGCTTGTTTTGTTTTCTACAACAAAGTCAGCCATAATATCAATCCTACACATAAGAGCGCCAGCATTCCATTCAGCATCATACAAGGCCAATCCTTTTCTTGACGCATCCATTCCAACATGTACGTCGGTCCAGATTAGTCGATCAAATAATTTTGTTTTTGGTGCTTTGACTTTCTTTACTGGCTTAAATCCAGCCATGCATTCAGAAATGATTGCGTCGAAGTCGATTGATGATACCTTATAGTTTGGGTTTCGGACAAACAGGCTGGCTTCCTTTGTTTTAAGCCATAAGTAAGGCACATTTGTTACACTTACTTCTAGACTTTCGGCTGCACTGGCTATTCCTTTGTCGCCCTTCTTGGCGTAATGCCTGACTCTCAGCCTGTATTTATCACTGTATGGCTCTCCTAATTCTTTGCATGCATGCTTTGCGGCTGCCATTGCATTCTGGGAGATGTTATTATAGTAATCCATTGCTATTGAAGCAAAATCTCTACTCATGGTATGATTTTTTGATATCTAATAATGCTTTATTCATTTTCTTGATAGATAGATCGATATCTTCGATACAGCCATCCATCATTGCTTCATAAAGCTCTGTCTTGATGTCATCCAGCTCGTCTATAGCTGAAGTGACGTATGGTACGTTTACAATCATATACGGCAAATGTATAGATTATAAATGTAAGTGGCAAATAAAATTGAAATTAATTACAGGTTGTATATTTTTAACCTGTCTGATTTCTCTAATGTGCATATACTATTTGTTGTGTATATCACATCAAAGTATTCAAGTAAATGGTCGATTCCATTATTGAATATACCATGACTTATAATTAAATACAGCTTTCCGCAATTCTTTTTCTTTAATTCCTGAGCTATATTAATAAAGGTTCTGCCGCCTAAACATATGTCATCAACTATAAAGCAATCCTGACCTTTCAGATCTTCACAACTTACAATTGTTTCAATTTGACCCGTAGCATGACTTCTTGATTTCATACAAGTTATGAAGTTTTTCCAATCTAAACTTTCTATTTGCTTAAATTGAGTCTTGAACGCACCACTATCTGGTATTACCCAGTAAGAATCTTCTTTCATATCTATAAGTGAGTCGCGAATAATTGGCATGTTTGACAGGATGATACACTTATCAATCATTTCAACCTTATCAGAGTGTGGGTGGTAGATGAATACACTTTCAATATTCTTAAAGGAATTTAAAAATCTTGAGACAAACTTGAGTCCAAATGATTCTTCTTGAGTGAACTGCCTATCATCTTGCTGGTACATCAGGTAATAAATTATTAATTCTACCTTGGTGTTTCGATTCTCGAAGTAGTCCAAAATAAATCCGACTATGAAGAAATCTTCATTTGTTTTGAATGATACAGTTACAGTTACTTTCTTTGAATCTCTATAAGTCGTAGAGAATTTAATGGAGTTATCTGGAAATTTTGTTAAGGTGTATTCATCGAATGCACCAAAACCTTTTCTTAAATCAATTGTCATGGTTAATTTCTTTTAATAATCTTGTTAATTCATCGTATACCTGACACATGCCTGCACGATCATCTATGTAGATGTTGGCATATACTTTTCTGGGAAATTTATTTCCAAGCATCTTCTTGCTTATTGGGGCCTCATCGTTAATGCTGTCATGCGGGATATTATTGGCAGACAAATACTCTTCGATAAAAATCAAATCCTGATTCCCAGTCCATATAATGATATAGCAATTAGCAGCGTGTAAATCTCTAGTAAGTTGGATTATTTGATCATAAGATCCACCAGTCTTGTGGAAGTCGTAAAGTGTGTCATCAAAATCTACACATACTATTAAGCTTCCGTACTTTTTATATTCAGAGAGAAGCCTTTGGTAAGACTCCTCTCTATTTAAATATTTATCCATGCAGATTCTTTTTTATTTTATCAAGTGTTGTTTCATTGAAAAACACTCCCATTGCATATATAGTTTGAAGCATTCCATTACCTTCCGATGCCCAGTTTTGACGATCAAATAGCGTTATTGAATTTCCTGATTTATGAACAGCTAATAATCCAGTTGCTGATTTCTTTGTTCCGTCATCAGTAATAGGGTCCTTAAATATTTCACGTCCTTCATTATTAACCTCTACATAAGTAGCCTTCATGGCAAATCCAAATGTATCACGAGTGTTGTACTGGTATGTGAATGATCCAATTCCAAGTACTACATTTGTGCTAGCGAATCCTTTAGCTTCTAACCTGCTGCATATTTCATCCGCACGATCAATTGTAATTGAGTCACCGTAGATTGCTCCGATATGAGGATCAAGAACTTTATATCCTTGCTCATTGACCGTTCCTCCAAATACATCCCAAAGTAATTCAATAACACCTTTTTGTTTAGGTATGTCTTTGGTAGATCTTGTCCATTTGTCCACTGATTGACCGCATAAAATATCAACTGGATCTCCAGAATCAGGACGAATCACAATCTTACCATCACGAGCAAGAATCTCTTCCTTTAATACAGGTAAATGCTGTGTACATACTTTCCATAAATCCCAAGTATCGGACACGATAGAAAGAATTCCTGTAGGAAATGTTTCCATTAATCTTCTGAAAGTTCCAAGCTCATCATCCTTTGTACCAGCACACATTACTGAGTGCTCAGTTGCGTTTACACTTCCTGCAATTGGGCCTTTGGCTCTGTAATATTTTCGAAGGCCATGAATTGCTGGTAAAGAGTCTGTACCCATAAATGAAGTTAAATGCCCCATTCCAGAAGCAACTGTAGCTTCAATCGAGTCAAGACCTCTCATTGAAAAGTCATGTCCCTGCCAATCAATGAACCAAGCTCTTTCAATATCAGTCTTTTCCTGCCATTTAGACAGAACCTTTCTGTACTGATAAGCGATAGTTGCAGATGTCATTGGCTTCCATAGCAAGTTAGAAATGATAGTTTCCAAGTAATTTGTAACCCAATAAAATCTAGGATCTGTATTGAAAATTGTAAGGACTGGAACCTTTATTGGTACAAGCGTACCCTCTGGAATTGCCTTTACTTTTATTGGTAAATACCCTAAATCGTGAAGCTCTTCAAAATGAGACACGTCATAGTCACAATTTAAATACATGGATAATTCTTCTTTCATTTCACCACATACTTCATGTTTTGGCTTGCTGAAGAAGTCTTTATGGAAAGATTCATGGATTATTTTCATTACCATTTGTTGCCCAAATGAAACGACATGATCACATCCTTTTGGAGCATACTTGTTTGATCTTGGAGTAAAGTTTGAGTAGACTAGCGTGGTCCCTGCTGGATACTGTAAGTGATGACCTACCTTGTATCCGTCTGTTAATAGTAAACTGTTCATAATTTATTTTATTTTAGATTTAATTTAACACATCATCAAGCATCTGCTCGAACTTGCTTTTCTTTTTTCGTAAATCTACAGATCGTTGTCTTGTCTTTGGGTCTGTTGCAGCTAATTTATGATCAACAAGTCTATATCCGTTCATAACAATTTTACCACCTATATTCTCATACTTAGGTATTGGATAAGCGCACAAGCAAATCCATTCCATAAGCCTTTCAGATACTATATCTTCAGCATAAGCTATAGGTTCCATTTTCTTGTAGTATGAAGCTGTTGAATGATCTACATGAAGTAGTTTTAATACATGCTTGTTTCTAGCTCCTTTATTGTACATTTCTACAGCTATCTGGCGCTTCATTTCTGACACCCAATCAGACACCCTATTTCCGTCGATCAGATCGAAATAGTATTTTATTTCTACTAAGGCCTCTACGTCCAATTGCATTTTGTTGAGAATTTAGGGTTATTAATCTTGTATGTAACATTGTATTTAGTCATATCTTTTCCGCTTCCTTTATACATCCGAGTAACTGATTCCATAAATGATTTATGATGTACTTCAAGTTTTTCATTCATCACTACTGGAAACCTTTCGTAATACTTGGATGAAGGTAGAAGCCTACTCCCCTTTTTTATGGGAGTAAGCTTGATATCTACCTCAGCTATGTAAACTGCATAACTCATTTGAATTTAACTGGGAATTTGTTTAAGTATTCAGCAACTTTTTCAAGATCCGCTAGTTTAATACATTTTCCATTCTCGTCCAATACTCTAATTTGGCTTATAACAATGCCAGTTCCCTTTACGGGCCCATACATGGAAATCTCTAACGATGTGGGTGTTGGTTTTTGTAAATCCATAACTTCTATTAACAGTTTGACATTCGGATCATCTAAGACTCCCATTGTATTTTTATTTGATTAGGGCATTCAGATTCTAGTTCAATCAACTTGTCCTTAAGCTTCTGTATATTCCTATCGATTCTTCGTCTTTCAGCTTCCAAATATCGAATGGATTCTTTAGTGTCACTAATCTCTCGGTTTATTTGCTCTCTAGTTCGCATATGATTGATCTTATTACTTTTAGCCTGTTTACTCTTCCTATCACAGTCATGCCATGGCATGCAACATCTTCTTTTTCCATTGATGTTCTCATCCAGAATGAAATCAGTTTTCGCTCAGTGTATTCTAGGTTTTTAAAATATGAATTAAGTCCATATTTTGTACCCTTGTATCCAAACATTCTGCATTTCCATAGCGGTCTACTCCAGTCAGCTTCTGCTTTTCGCATTAACTTTAAAAATTCATCATGTTCCATAAAGCGGTATATTTAATCTGTTTCTTAATTCAATTTGTCTCTGAGGAAGCTGATATATCTCATTGGAGATAAAGGTCCCAGACGCATCAATTTTTGTATTCTTTTCAACATGCTCGATTATATGATACACATCAAGAATACTTTCAGCAATAAATGCCAGTACTCTTTGCTGAGTCATTTCTGGAAGCGTTATTTTCTGATGGTCGGTAAGCCGTCCATGAGGCAGTTTAAGTTCTATTCCAAAAAACAGTGAGGACTTACTAAAGAATACACTGTTGTCTGGAAGTCCGTTCTTCGAAGCGAAATGGACCCATTGGCCCTTGATAAACGCCTTGCCACTATTTTGTCTCCACCAGAAGTATCCAGTTTTCTTAAGAAAGCTATTCACGTCTTCTTGCAAGTCAGACTCAAGCTTATAAACCTTTCCGTCATAAATATCAAGTAAACTTCCAATCCGCTTCAAATATATCTGTTTTTCTTCAGATAATACAAGTTTTATTTCATTTCTTTTTTCATTATCCAGATCTAGGCCCAATTGCCTATCAATTACCTTGGATATTTTCTTCTTGAAAAGCAGCGTCTTACGGTCATCTGGAAGTCCGTGTTCCTCAATGTTTCCAACACAGTCCATAAGAATACAGTCTGGCTTGCCGTTAGCAATTGACTCTTCCAATGACTGGCCTAGAAGTCTAATGCCACGTCCGCATTCCTGCACGTACTTTCTCCATGACTTTGTAATGGTAGCAAGCACGACACACATAACGGTTGGATCATCAAATCCAGCGGTAAGAATCTCAATTGATATAAGTCCTTTCAGTTCTCCAGCAGCATATGCCTCTAGAATCTTCAAACGTTTAGCTGGGGACGTGTCTGCTGTTATTATTTCAGTCTGGACTCCCTTTCTGCCGAATGCATCTTTTAAGTCGCTACAGTGCTTCTTATTGACGGCAAAGCATATAAATTTTCTGTTCTCACAGATTTTAATGTAGTTGTCAACAATGGAGTCATTTATATCGTCCTTATTGATTACTTCCGATAATGACTTCTCATCGTAATCAGAATCATTTTGCTTGACCTTAGATACATTCACACTCATAGGGCAGAACACTTTGAAAGGTGTAAGCCATCCAAGCTCCATCAAGTCTTTCGTCTGGAAGTCATCAATTATTGAATCAAATCCTTCAAGAAGAAATCCGCGATCATCTACTGGTGTAGCAGACAGTCCAATAAATATTGCATCTGGAAACTTATCAAACAGTGATTGAATCAGGTTTGACTCGTATGCATAATGGACCTCATCGACTATTATAATTTTTGGAGGACGTATTTCAGTATTGATTAATGTCTGGATGGTTGCAACTGTCAGCAGTGATTCTTCCTTGAAGTCTGTACTGTTTCCTTGAAGATAGTTTGGATTAAGCGATTCAAACTTCTTTGCCGACTGCTCGGCAAGAACTATCCTATGGCTCGTAAATAAGACACCATTTCCTTTTGCAAGGGCGCTTCTAATGATATCAAATGATAGGATTGTCTTGCCGAATGAAGTCGGTGCAAAAACCAATATCTTCTTGCTTCCTTGACTGATTGCTGTCTTGATTTTATCTCTGACAACAATCTGCGGTGGTCGTAGTTGGTAGGGCATTAATCGTTTTGTGGGTTAGTTGGTGACTTTAAATCTTGAATAGCTTCTTGCAGTTCTTTTGGAAGTGATCCAAGAAGATGTAGTACCATGTTGCTCTTTTCCATTTCAAACCAATACGGTAGGAACCCAAACTCTTTTGTTGGTGTATATACCTTAGATCCAAGACTATCTATAATCCCCCTTAGTTCTGGAGAATTATATAAGTGAATCTCTTTTGATTTCCTATTTGAATTTCGGATTGGAATACTATTATTCAGTCTTTCTAAAATTTCTTCAATAGTAATCGGAACTCCATTGTCTAATATTGCTGCGCCATTAAACGCTATCCCTTGTGTGTATCTCATAATACCTTTATTGATTTATGCGCGTCAGATAGGTATACTCTACTTCCAGTTTCTGGTTCAATGGAAGATACAAACACATCCTTGTGCTGATTGATTTCAAACGATTTGGCTTCACCAACTACTTTTCTACCCCCATTAGTAACGACTTCGATGATGTCATCAATATTGCATGGCTTATTAGCTTCAATGTATTCAGATCGTAATTCTAACTTTCTTTTTGTTAGTTTGAAATTAGCCTCGCTAATAATTTCTAACTCTTTAATGTATTGTTCTTTTGTCATGATTAATCGTTTTTAAGTGTTACTGAACCATCGAATGGTCTGAATGAATTTTTAAGAAAATCAACTACATACATACCTGTTCTAATATCTACCGCACAAAAAGACCTTTCGTTTAATGCGTACTTCTGTTCTTTAGTAACCATAACGATAAGGTCTCCATTAACAACTAATTGTGGGTTTTCCCAATCAATTGATTTTTGCTTAGGAACTACTACTTCTACTTTCATGCTTCTTTTGATTTAAAGGCTAGGTCTATGAATTGATTTAACAGTCATAGTTCCGTTAGTATGTTTTGTAAATATATCTCCTTTATTTGGTAAATGTGTATCACCATTTGCTAACTTAATAAAACTACCCACAACTGAAACACCATCTCTTTGTTCTTTTTCAATGTTATCTTTGAAAAATTCTTGAGCTTCTTGACTCATGTATCCTTCATATACAAATTCTTCCATCTTATTCTGATTTAAAGGTTTTGTTGTATTAATTAGCAAACTCATCACCGTGTCCATGGTCTATTATAGCAAATTGTCCATGGTTATAAAACTTCTCTAGCTGTTGCTTCTCCATTTCTTTGGCTTTATTAACAATATCCGTCGGAACAAGTAGTTCTTCAAGTCCTAATTGGTTTAATAACCATTCCACTGCTGTCTTTTCCATCTTAAAATAATTTAGTTTGTTTTTCTTTACTCGTAAATCTTATCATCTTACCATTCGATCCTCGACGATCCACATACGGCTCTCCGTACTTGAATATCGCATACTTATTAAGCCAGTCATAGAACGTTCGATGAGGTAGCTTGTACTTACCAAACTGACCAAAATCTGGATAGTTAGTAGTAAATTCATTCATCACATCCTGACCAATCAAATCACAGTTCGGCAGTAAGAACGGACGCGCATCATTACTCGTAACCCACTCTCTGAACTCGTATGATGTGGATGATTCAAGCTTTCTTAACTCCAAGTTTTTAAACTCCGCTTCAATAAATCCTTTAGTCAGATATGTCTGAAGGCAGTAAAGCATGTAATTATCAAACTTAAGATACTCCTCATCCGTCCAGTCATTGAATAATGTATGTCCGAATTCCTTGAATGGTGTGAAGTCTTTGTTGTAGTACTGAGCGAACTCCAATTCCCATTTACGTCTTTCGAATGAATTTCCTTCACCCTTGACGGCATAATTGGTAGATATAATCATCTTTGGAGAATCCTTGAACTCGATGTATATCTCCTGCTGGTTTTTCTTTTCTACAGTTATACCGTCAGTACTGATTGAAAACAGTTTTTCAAGATTGAATGTCTTCTCGATATCTTGGAATGTCAATACCTGAGTGTCTGTATTTACCCTCTGATAATTAAAATTCTTTGATGCAGTGAATGACTTCCCATCAATAGTCACATTGTTTTTCATCTTACTGATGGCGTGTATAAAGATCCCCTTACCTGTACCACCTTCTGGCTTTGATGATATCGACTCGTCATTAAGTATGACTATCGGACAGTAATCAGCTGGTTTGTATGAGTGGAGAAGGAATCCAATAGTTGATTCCATCGATTTCATACGCACGTCATCATTTCCAGATACATTTCGAATAAACTGTCTGAATTCACAATCATGAAACTCTACTACCTTGAAGTCACGATTGATAATCTGCTTGGACCAAACATTGCCTTCAAGATTATTGTAGGCTATCGGCTCAATTTTGTCCTTATAGACACGTATCGCACAGTTATTGTAGTAGATATTCGCGCTGTCAATCCTGTCTTTAAGTATGACTGGATCTGCATTTTCCAAGAAGCCAAGGAATCTTTCCTCACCCATCTTGGTTTTCTCTGCATACGCATCATCGATTGATCGGTCCTCAATATCATTCAGATATCCGAATACGAAATCTCGTATCTGATTATCTGATACTGGAGTCATGATGTTGTCAATGATCCTTACAAATATAAATCTCTCATTACTTCCGTGGTAGTATTTATAAAACCCGTTGTCTGTTAAGAAATCCCTGTATTTGTGATTGATAAACTTCACAACTCCCTTATCTGTCTTAAACCAGAAGTCATCTCCGACAATAACTGTATCGCGAATCTGTCGAATGATTTCATCCGTAACTGTTGGATGCATGAGTTTTATCTCATCAACTGGGACCGATCTTACAATCATCTCAGCAACACTACTTACCTTCTCATTGTCCTCAAATTGTTTGGTGCCGAACTTTTCAACTGATGCATATGCTGAGTCAACTGTCTGTTTGATCTCTTCTTCTGGAAAATCATGCGCCTCATACTCCATGCATGCATTAAGAGCATCCGCTTTTTGGATGCCGTAATCATTGAATGATGCAGCGAGTACAAACAGGTTGTGATTCCTGCTTCCAGACACCATGCCGAAGTCTTTCTGCCACCAAGTTTTAAGTATTTTGATCGCCTTATCCTCGTCCTCAATTGGGAACATGGTTTTGACTTTCTCTTTTACTGGTTCGATATACTGCTCTGTCCAAGTACTTGCTGCTGGATTGATGAATACATTCGGATCATATGACTCATATGTGATCCTAGATATATTCGAGCATGACTTATCAAAGTTTGGACTGTTGTAATATTTTTCTATTGCCTTGAAGTACTTCTTGTATTCCTCCTTGGTGCACATCGGAATCTTGACTAAAATTTTAAGTCCATTTCCACTTGGAGATAGGAATAAATAACTGGTGTAGTCATCCATTTCTAGCTCAAATCTCTTTATGTCTAACTTCTCATCTGACTCGAAATCATCAAAGTCTATTGACATGTATCCGCTTGATTCGGTCAGTGCGTCATCCTCTCTGGACGAAAACTTTCCACCGAAACATACTGCGGGTAATTTCTTTTTGATTTTATTTCTTTCTTCTTTATTGGAGCTAAGTCTTATGCTCTCACATATTGCCTTAGACTCCCCATTTTTAATTCGTTCAATGGCACTTTCTACTGATATGTAATATGGTTTCTGTGTGTCATTTAATGTTTTAAATATAGTGATCATATGGCTTGTGATAAATAAGGGCAGACTGAATGCCTGCCCTATGTGTTAGTTAACTTGCTGGTAATTAAAACGGAAGCGGCTCTCCGTCTTCGTTTGTAACCACAGATGGAGCTGATGCGCTATTTGCTTGTGATCCTACTCCACCAATTACTTCAACTCTCCATCCGTCAAGTGTATTGAAGTACTTCTCTTCTCCTTGAGGTGATGTCCATAATCTTCCTCGGAGATTCCATGATACTTCAACTTCTTGCCCTTCCATGATACCATCTAAGTGAGATGTTTTATCTTTGGCGAATTCGAACGAAATATCTTGTGGATACATACTTGATGCGTCAGTAATTACCAATTCTCTCTTAGAAAATTTCTCAGACACTTGGATAGTTTCTCCAACTTTCTTTACTACTCCTGTTAATTTAAAACTCATTTGATTTGATTTTTATTGTTTATATTAGTTATTCTTTTTGATATAGCTGCGATACTCAATCCGAATTCAAGACTGATTGATTTTAGCGTTTCTCCATTATTAAATCTAATGAATGCGTCTAATTCTTGTGCGTCAGTTATTTTTGAATTATGATGTTTCTCACCGCTATTTAATTTTATTAAGTTGTTCTTATAAGCATGAATTATGTTTTCTCTATTGGATGCCCATTCTAAATTTAGAAAGTTATTATCTAGCTTTATACCGTTTTTATGGTTTACTTGATCTTTATTTTCTGGATTCGGTACAAATGCTTTAGCGACAAGTCTATGTACGCCAGTATTGTATCCAGAACCATTTTTACGAAGACATACTTGACGATATCCTTTTTTAGATACTTGAAGTTTGAGAGTTCTGCCTATTTGTATCCTGCATCTACTATCTTTCATTTTAACATCATGATCTAAGGATTTAACAATGCCATTGCTAGAAACCATATAAATTCCTTCATAACCAACAACATCTCTCCATTCTTCATGCTCAATCATAACTACTTATTTTTGGCAATTAATTTATTATAATATTCCTCTGCATATTTAAGCGCTGCAGTGGTTCTGCGCTCTATTTTCGCGATGTCGTCATCCGTCAGTGTGTACTCGGCAAATGTAATCCTTAATTTCGGATCCAAGTCATCCATGTAGTGTAGCGAATCATCCTCCCAGTCTGGAACAAGTCCTTCTGGTGTGGATACCAACACATACACAAGTTTGAATGTACGCCAGTCAGTCGTACCTGACTGCTTGTTTTTAAGATACAGATACATTTTACCCTGCCATTCGTAAGTTGAGTTAGATATCTTCTCAGGAAGCTTAGGAAATGTATCTTTATTCCATGAGCACTTGATGTCAATAATCTGCTTCTCAACTTCATCCTCGATGTCTGGATGACCTCCGTGCGGACCGTGCAAAAGTTCTGACTCAGACTTTACAAAGTCACGCATCCATAATGAATTCAAGATTTCAATCCCTTCATCCTCTACAGTAGTACCTTTCTCCATTTCTTTATTGGACAGTGTAGTCTTGTAGTTATAAACGATTCGATCAACTAATCCCTCAACATATGTTTTGGCTCCAGCTCCTAGTTCAATCAGTCCAGCATCAACTGATGTTTGGATTTTTTGAAGTCGATTCATTTCTTCCTTCATGTTGTCAGTCAGATCTTTAGCCTTGTCCTCTCCATTCTTGAATGCCTTTAGTCTTGCAATGTGCCCGTCAAGTGTTGCTTTCTGTGCTGCTGTTAGCCCGTCATCTCCTAGAAATAACGGTGCTGATGATGAGGCTCTAAACTTTAGGTTTAACATCTTTCAGTGTTTTTTCTTGGTCTGGAGTAAGTGATCGAATAGACTTAATCTTTTCGAATGTAGTCTTGCCTTGTTCGATCTGAGAAATTGCTGCAGCTAGTCCATCAGCTGGGATTGGAGGAAGTTTTGGAGCAGGTGCTGGACGTGTTGAGAAACGTAACGCATCGACCATTTCACCTCTGAATTTCTCCTTCTCTACGGTAAGTAGTACTTGCTTTCCAATGTACGCTGCATAATCAATTGTTCCAAACAACTTCTCAAGTCGAGTGAAGTTTTTGATTTGCATTACCATTGGTTTTACAAACTCCTTGAATTTAACGAACGGCTTGTCTTCTGTGCCGCCTTGAGATGTGAATTCTCCAACGTAGATTTTCTCAATTGTCACAGTCATGTTTTTGTACTTTCCGTTCTCTTCCAAATCCCACGAGCCAAGATACTTTTGATTCTGGATTAATGTTCTCCAGTGTTTTTGTTCTGACATATTTAAATTTTAATTGGTTGCAAACTTAGATAAATTTTTTGACAATTCCTTGTATCGAAGAATTTTTTCTTCCAAAACATTTCTTCTGTCAATAAGTTCATCATGATTTTTCATATGCTTGATGAGGTAATTGCACTTCTCAAGCTTTGATTCTAAGGTGTTGATACATACGTTATAACATCCTTCAAGCCAGCCTTTAGTCTCGAATATATTGTACTCATGACTTGATACCTCCTTATAGAAGTCTCCAGCTAGCATGCAGTTCTTTATGGTGATACTTCCGTCACGCATTTTTTCAATCCTGACTCCATGATCGATGTAATACTCACTGGACTTATTTTCACTCGTCCCGTAATGATACAGCGTTATATTTGGATCAGACTCTAACTGTTGCCATGCTTTCATGATTTGAAATTTACAAGTTTTTTAAATCGCTCAAGTCCATATGCGTTTGTTTTTTCAAGTATTGGAATTAACTCATCAGCACGATAAGATTCTTCAACCATGTTATTTCTTTGCATCCAGTCTTTAACACCTAATTCACACGCGCCAGTTATCAATCTGTAATAATTGATTGTAATGATTGTGTCAGCATTGATTGGTTCGTTTTTTAGTTTTTCAGAAACTAATTTAAAGTTCAAGTCATCAATTGATTTTTTGACTGTTTCTCCATGTGCTGTGAAATTATCTTTTTGAGCAATGAAACCATGAGACCATAAAACCTTGTTATCTGATATTTTTAATTGATAAAATCCTGAATAGATTTTAATTCCTTTGGTTGTTTTTGTGTTTTCAACTAAAAACATTACACAATCAAAACGCACAACATCGTATTTTTTCTTATCAATAACAGCAATGTTATTGTTAATTGTAAGTGCAGGAGCCGTGAATGTAGCGCCCTCTTGAACATCAACGTAACCCGATACTTCGGTAAGTGCAGGAGCCGTGAATGTAGCGCCCTCTTGAACATAAACGTAACCCGATTTTGTAAGTGCAGGAGCCGTGAATGTAGCGCCCTGACGAACATAAACGGAACCCGATTTTGTAAGTGCAGGAGCCGTGAATATAGCGCCCTGACGAACATCAACGTAACCCGATACTTCGGTAAGTGCAGGAGCCGTGAATGTAGCGCCCTCTTGAACATCAACGGAACCCGATTTTGTAAGTGCAGGAGCCGTGAATGTAGCGCCCTGACGAACATCAACGTAACCCGATACTTCGGTAAGTGCAGGAGCCGTGAATGTAGCGCCCTGACGAACATCAACGGAACCCGATTTTGTAAGTGCAGGAGCCGTGAATGTAGCGCCCTGACGAACATAAACGGAACCCGATACTTCGGTAAGTGCAGGAGCCGTGAATGTAGCGCCCTGACGAACATAAACGGAACCCGATACTTCGGTAAGTG